CTAATTAGTATTTAGTTGGTTTGCTATCGCATTGATTTGTGCAAGCTGTTCAGCTCCTGGTTTAACATCCACATAATTATTCATTGTTGTAGATATGTTACCATGTCCCAATATGTGCTGTAATGTTTTCGGTGGTAAATATTGCATATTCGTAGCAAATGTATGTCTGCAAATATGAGGTTCAAATTTTCGGATAGGATTTTCAGAATTTACATTATTAAACCTTTTAATACAATTCTGTAAATATTCTTCCACATGACTTCTTACAATAGTTTTTTTACTTCTCGTTGCAAGAAATACAAATCCTTCATATGCATTGCCCTGTTCATCGTAACATACAGGTTCTATATCGCCTTTCAAGTAGCGATTCTCAATAATCCGCTGTAAACTTTCATACACACCATCTGTCATAGGAATAGTTCTTACACCATTCGTTGTTTTTGTAGGTAGCACAACATGAGTGTGATTGATACATTGTAACTGTTTATCAACGGTTATCATTCGATTGTCCATATCAATGTTATCAAGAGTAAGTCCACATAATTCTGATGCTCTTAATCCACTCCAAAACAATACATATAACATATCATAGCAATGTGAACTATGCGCGTCTTTTGAACAGAAATCAAGAAATCTGTTCATATCTTCTACAGAAAGAGCTTCCATCTTCTTACTGTCACTCCTATCTGTTGTAATGCGTCTGAATGGGTTCTTTGCTACATAATCATAATCTAAAGCATATTCAAAGGTTCTTTTAATAAGACTAATTTGTGTCTGAATAGATGAACCTCTATACTTTTTCTTCATATCCGCAAGCCACTCTTCACAATGTTCTGGTCTAATTTTTCCAATCTCCATATAACCCAGTTTATATTGTTTTAACGTATTCACTGTAACATTGTAACCAACTTTAGTATTGTGTGCTAACTTCTTTCTATTGTATAAAGACTTGAGGTATCTGTCTACAACCTCTAACAGAGTTAGTTTTGCTCCATCAATATCAATACTGTTTTCGAGATATGCGTTAATTTCTGCCTCCTTTTCACGCAAACTCTTTGTTGACTTCTTATCTTTGGGTAATTGGTCTGTTGCATTAAGTTTGTAAGAACTAATAACCCTTTTTTTGCCTAAATTATCTGTATAATGATATTCATATCTTTTTGTTTTAGGATTATAATATTCATTATCCTTTAGGGTTTTTCTTGCTGGTTTATTTTTTATTGTCTTATTTGCCATATTCTTAGCCTCCATTTTAAAAAGTGCCTCGAATGCGTATACGAAAATTATAACACACCCAAAGCACCTTGTCGATTATATCTGTTCAGCCTCATTTAAGAAAGTTTCAAAGGATTTTCTTTTAATTTTAATCGTTCTTCCTATCATTAAATGGTATTTGTTACCATAGTCTTCGGCTATTATTGCTCGTAGCCTATGTTGTCCAATCCCAAATAATTTTGAAGCCTCTTTTATTGATAATAAAATTTTTTCTTCTATAATAATCACTTCTTTCTAAAATTTTTTCTATTTATCTTTTTGGATAATATGATAAAATATTACCAAGCAAACTGTGATTGTATTACCACATTACTTTCCACGCACGACAGAATGCCTGATATTATTTATCATGTGGAAGTGCCAATGTAGAATAGGCACTATTTTTTGGAAATAAATATCTAGCCCATTCGGGCAATGCATTTCCCTAATGTTATGAAATTTCTACAGAAGGGAGGGTAGAATTGTTAGTAGTACTAACACAATTTTTTAAAGTCTTAGGTTGTGCTGGGTTATGCTACTTTGGATGGTTGTTTATAAAATTAATAGTCACAATACTAATTTGTAGACATCCTGAACTCAGTAATGAGAAAGTAAAGTACATAACTCGTATGATAGTCAAAGACAAACACCAATCTAAATAATTCTATTTTGTATATGCCATTTATTTCCTTTTTTTCCTGCCACACTCTGAAATATGAGTGTGGTTTTTAACTATAATTTATTTTGTTCCAGTTGAACCAAATCCACCTACGCCTCTGTTAGTATCAGATAATTCATTTACTTCTTTAAAGTCAACAGATAAGTATGGCATTACTATTAATTGAGCAATTCTTTCGTTTGGTTCAACCATTTTTATTCCATTTGTGTCATTATGTAAAGCAACTATATATTCTCCACGGTAATCACTATCACAAACCCCAACGCAATTAGATGGTCTGATTCCTCTTTTTGTTGCTAATCCACTACGGGCAAATATCGCCCCAAAATAACCTTCGGGAATTTCCATTGACAATCCTGTGCCGATTTTAACCGTTTTATGGGGATTGATTAGAATTCTTTCTGGTATACAAGCATATAAATCATAACCAGCGGCTTGTTCGCTTCCTCTAGTTGGAATAATTGCATTTTCGTTTAATTTTTTAATTTTAATTTCCATTGTATCCTCCTTTTATCTCCATTAGTTTTTCTAATGCATCTGCTTTATTAAGAAATATTGTTTCGTTAATATCTCTATCTGAAAAAATATAAGCATGTTTAGTTGTTGTACTATCCAATCCTACATAATAATCATCTGCTACGGTTCCAATATGTAAATCATATATGTCTGTAAGTTCAGGATTGGGTGAGATTTTGACAAAGTAAACAGTGCTGTTTTTATTTAGTTTAGTCACAATATAAAACCACCTTTCCTTGTTTAAGTGTTTGTTGAACATCAATAACTCTTTGATTTTTTGAACCTCGCCATTTCAACGTAAGATCTTTCTGCTCATCTATATATTCTCCGTCAACCACGATATTACATAGTGAAATTATTTCTTGTCTCTTTTTATGAATTTCTATAATGCGTTCAGAATCTTTATCTGGAAATGTTGATTGACAAATTTTTGCCATTAATGAATTCCACTCAAAACCTGTATATAACCAAATAGATTTCTCAGGAAAAGAAATACGGATTTCCTTGACTAATTTGAGGACTTCATCAAGGTTATTTTCGTGTAGTGGATCACCACCACTGAAAGTGATGCCTGATATATAGTCTTTAGACAGTTCGTTGAATATCTCTTGTTTTGCCGATTCGTCAAATGGAATGCCACTATTAGGATCCCATGTTTGAGGATTTTGACAATTATAACAATGGTGAGAACAGCCTGAGAGCCATAAAACTACCCTCAAACCAGTGCCGTTGCATACATCTTCATGCTCTATTTTGAGATAATTCATTTTAAATTACCTCCTTGTCATAGTCTGCTACAATGTCATCACACGTAAAACCATACTTCTTTTCGGCTTCTTTTCTAGCATTTACAGCATTATTAAAATTTGTATAATCACCTAAGTATTTGGTTTTATAATTAACAGTTATATATGCTGTCCACATATTCTTTTCTTTGTTGTAACTTACACCTGTTTTACCAGAAGTATTTACTTTGCTTAAACCTCTATTGTGGGAATTTCTTTGATTAGATTTTAGAATGATATTACATTTTCGATTGTCGTCAGTATTACGAGATAAGTGATCTGGAATTGAATTTGACGATTCATATTCACCGTATTTTATTTCTGCAATTACTTGATGAATCATTAAAACAGATTTATTGTATTTATCATCTATTTTTACATTTGTCACCCAATAACCTTTGTCGATATTGCCACGTTTATCAATTTTACGCCAATACCATCTTTTAACAATGTCGTAATCATCTTTGTCAATAAGACACTTGTTATTATTATCGTCTAATAAATAGTATGTATTATCGCCATTATCAATAAATTTATTTGTTTTAGTAGAATATTCCTTGTTCCTTTTTGCGATTTGTTCAGAAGCATAACATCCACAAGATTGTGTATGTCCAGTTTTTAACTGATATCCTGTAACACTTTTAATCTGTGGGTTACCACAATCACATTTACATAGCCAATGTGCATTCGTCCTAGTTCCATTTTTATACTCTTCTTCGTCACGTTGTAAATCTCTTCCAATTACAGTTAGCCTTCCGAATTTTTGCCCAGTTAAGTCTTCAACTCTTAAGGGATTGTTGAACTTGGAACATCCACATGATTTAATATGTCCACACTGAATAGCAGCTAATTGATTTGATGGTGGTATTTCGCCACAGTCGCATTTAGTTCTAACATATATTTTATGATATTTCTTATTAAAGTAACTATCATATGATTTTTCATAGTCAATATCTGTTATTGTCAGTCGATTGTACTTCTTTCCTATTTCTGACTTAGCCTTATCTATTGCTTTATTATAAAATACAATTCTTCGTTTCTTCTTCGTTTCTTCTGTTAAAATTCTTCCTATAAATATCACTCCTTAAAATAAGTAGAGAGGATATAAAAATTCCTCTACTACTTATTTATTCTCTTATTATTTAAAAGTTTTGTGCGAAACTCTCATCTCTACCTCTTGCTGTTTGCCCTTATTGAATGCACTCTTGTAATCACCTGTAAGATAACCAGTTACTCTACGAAGTCGTCTAATCTCTTTACATCCACACATAGGACATTTATCGGCAATATCATCTGTATACCCACAATTGGTACACATGTCATTTGGAACATTTATTGCAAAATAAGGTACGTCTTTATCCATTGCATAATTTACGATTGTTTCAAGAGCATCAATATTATTTTTTACGCTACCATTAAGTTCCGTATAAGTAATACATCCTGCACGACTATATCCTGTAAGTTGAGATTCAATATCAATTTTTTGCATTGGTGTAATTTCAACCCACACAGGAACATGGACACTGTTAGTAAAGAAATCTTTATCGGAAACATTAGGAATTACACCATACTTATCCTTAAATTTTTGCATTGAGGTGTAACATAAATTCTCGGCAGGACTAAAATATGTTCCAAAATTAAGATTATATTCCTTTTTGAACTCAGCACATCTATCGTAGAATAACTTTTCAATTCTTTTAGCAAGTTCCATACCTCTATCTGTTGTATGGTCACATCCAATAAGAATCTGAAGTGTTTCTGCTAATCCAATCTGTCCGACACCCAAAGTCCCATGTTTTAAGGCAGATACAATCCCTTCTTCTGGAATATAACCTTCCATTACACCATTCTCGTACATAAATTTTGCTGAATCTGGTGACTGTGAACAAATCCATTCAAATCTTTCAAGCAACATATCTTTTGCCTCATGGATTTTTGTGTCAAGTAAGAACATAAAATCATCAATTAAATATTCTTCCGAATAATTTACTCCTAAATCGTTTATAATCTTTTCTTTTACTTTCATTGCCAATGTAGGCATAATAATTGTCACAGGACAGATATTACCTCTTCCATCTTTTAACTGACCAAATCCATTAATATCCCATGTATTAGCGGTACGGCAGCCCATTGTGCTGAAATATGTCTTCGGATCGTTTTTATCATATCCCTCATTACCAGACCAATCCACATTAGCATAGTTTGGATATAATCTCTGAGCAGTTGAACGTAATGCTAATCTAAATAAATCATAGTTTGGATCTCCTAGTTTTCTATTTACACCTTTCATACACTGAAAAATACCACATGGGAAAATTGATGTCTTATGTAACTTACCGATACCCTTAATAGAAACATCAAGTAATGCTTTAGTTACCATACGACCTTCTGGTTTTGTACATGTTCCATAATTGATTGAAGTAAATGGGAGCTGATTACCTGAACGGCTTTGAAGTGTATTGAGATTATGGTACAAGCCTTCTACTGCTTGATATACTTCTTTTTCTGTCATATCCATAGCATATTGATAAGCCTTTGGTGCAACATCTGTGTATTCGTTAATTGGCGTAGTATCATCCATTTTTTCTGTAAATTCTTTATATAAAGGATTTAAAGATTCGTTGATGTATTTTAATCCGTTTTTGTAATGTTTATAAAAACTTTTTCTTACATATGGAATCATTGTCCAATCGAGATGAGTGGCAGCTACGCCTCCAAACTGCTGTAAAGACTGTAACTGAAATATAACAGCCACCAACTGAAATGCGGTGCTTACTGATTGAGCAGGTCTTACATCTGTTTGTCTTGTATTAAATCCATTGGCAAGTAATTTATCAAACGGAATACTTAGACAATTATGCATTCCAACGGCATATGAGTTAAGATCATGGATATATATCTCATTGTTCAAATGATTATTTCTTGACATTTCTGACATGCAATTATCTAAGGCGTACTGTTTTAATACAGTATCACTTGCTTCTCCAACTCTACCTCCGAATGATTTTTCATCAATATTAGCATTCTGATTTTGAACGTTTGATGCTGTAAGTTTTTCTTTGATAGATTTCATAAGATTAGTATTCTGTTCACGCACTCTCGTTCTATCATTTCTATAAATGATATAGGCTCTAGCAATATCTTTACGTTTACTAGCCATAAGTTTTTCTTCAACAATATCTTGAATTTTTTCAACAGAGATAGATTTTTCTTCTATATTATTAATGTATGACGCTATTTCAGAAGCCTTATTCTTTGCCTCCTGAGTAACTTCACCATCAATTTCATTAAACGCCGCCATAACAGCATTTTTTATTTTTTCTCTGTCAAATTCAACAGAACGTCCGTCTCTTTTTAATACTTTCAATCCTTTTCTCCTTTCATGTTTTTTATTTATAAACTCATCTTGAAATCAACATTTCTTTTTGTCGATTTCAAAGACTTTTATTACATGTCCTTAATCTTTACTTTCAATTCTTCTAATAGCCTATATCGGTCAGAATCGTACTGTAAATGGTCTTTTACAATCATCTCTGTCTGCTCTTTGCATATAAGCTCAATTATTGTTTTCTTCTCGTTATTATTCATTTTTTTATCATTCTTTCATTAATTTAAATAAAAATTTGTTACATAATTAACAAGTTTTAACTTGTCGTCAAAAATCTTGTTAGACATATCTATCTGCCAAGGATGAAGCTTATTATTGTTTTCGTTTAAACCAATAATAGGGATTTTATTTTCATAAGCAATAGCCTGCTCCACTAAAGTACCTTTAGAATCTGGATGATTAAAATCAACAATTACCATATCTGAATGACGTACTTTATATAAATCAAATTCCACAATCTCGTGTTCGCTATCATATGTAACTTCTTTAAAATTATAATAATCATTAGGATTAATACATTTTACTTTAATGTCAGAATATGTATGTTTGAACATTTCGGTTAAAGTTTTTCTCCATTCATTGCTTTCTACAAAATCAATATCCGACATAGCACCTGCTAAATATATAGAAAATTCTTTCATATTGTCTCATCCCTTCTAATTTTATTTTTTACAATATCATGCATATCTTTGATTAATTCAGTAAGCTCATCCAAATCTCTTGTATTATTTTTTATTACGACATTAACTTTATTTTTAATTCCTTTAAAATCTTTAATGTCGTGCAATAATCTTCTTTTAATCTCCTTTGGGTTATCTCCACGAAACTTTAAACGTTTGTATAATGTTCTTAGCGATGAATCTAAATAAACCGATAGAATTTCTTCATTATTAATATATTCTTTGATGTCCTCATAACCTGAAGGAGTAAGAATTATTATTTTATTATTAGGATTGTTTGTTATGTCTTGAACAGCAGTTCCATAGTACCAAGTGCCAAATACTGAATTATATTTTTTCCATTCAGCAAAGAAACCTTCTTCAATCTTTTCTTCAAAATCTTCATCATCCGTAAAATGATATGTAAGATCTTGTTTTTCTCCTGGTCGCATAGGTCTTGTTGTCCATGTGATTATCTTCTCATATCCATAATAATTATGAATTAAATTATTAACCACTGTATCTTTGCCTGATGCAGATTTTCCAAGTAGAATAATCATTTTTATACCTCCTGATCTTCATCTTCTTCTGTTTGTTGCACATTTTTTGTATTCATATACATATAAGCGTTGTCTCCACGAAAAGAAATAACGCATGCACAAGAAGTAATCATTCCTAGCAACATTCCTAATACAAATACAACTATTGCTAATATTACAATTTCTCCTGTTCCCATATTTCATCTCCTCTACATTTTATCTTTGCAAACACCCTTATTGCCCGGCTCATATTTTTCTTGCCATATTAATTCATTCCAAGGAATATAATTTCGATGTCTTATACACTCAAAATCTTGACAAGTTCTATTTGAACAATAAGGATATTCTTTTGTTCCCAACACAACTTTATCTTTCATTTAATTCACCTTGTATTTGTTAACTACATTTTCAAAGTCTGAAATATTTAAATATTCTGGAATATTTGCAATAATCTCAATTGGCTGAGATAAGTCAAGTGATAATAATGCCATTATACTTTTAGCATCATATTCTGCGCTTCTATTTAATGAATGAGCATTAATTGGAAAATCAAATTTTGTAATTTCGTTTACAAAATTTTTTAGTGTTTCAATTTCGTTTAGTTTAACTTCTACGCACTTTTTCATTAATTTTTAATTCCTTTCTTATATATTCTCTTATTTATTTTTATGTATTTTAATTTTTACAATTTTACTGTTCCATGCTTTTGTTGAATAAGCCACGTCTCCTCTTATTCTTACTTTTTTTGATAGTTTTGGAGTATCTACAACAAATTCAATTAATGAACCATCTGCTGTTTTTTGATTCTTGCCATCTGTATCTTTATTCGCTTTACAATCGGCTAATATACATGGGATTACTGTCCCATTTTTGAGAACTAAATCAATATAAGTCCCTATTTTTTCTGTATAATATGAACCAACGGCTATGCAGTATCTTCCATCTACTTGTCTTATACCATAACTTCCTGTATAAGCTTTCTTTTGCAATTTATATTGTCTGCTGGAAGTATTAGTAATACATCTATAATCCATAAAAGAGCATAATTTATAATGAGGTATGGACGTATGTATTTTACTTTTTATTTTTTTTGTTGTAATATATTTCATTTGAACATATCCAACTTTGTTATCGACTTTTATTTTCGACCATTTTTTATTAATTATAATAAACTTAATCTTTTTGCCGTAAAACAATCGTTTAATGCTCTTGCTTTTAACATTTGGTTTTTTTCTTAGATTAAGATCATTGGCTTTTATATATGCCGTTTTATATTTTTTCTTCTTTTTTGTTTTTATTTGAGTAGTAGTTTCTGGAATAATTTGTGTTATTTCCTGCTCATTGTTATTTTCGTTATGCATTGATAATGAGTTCACATTTATTGTTGACATAACGATGCTTTCGGGGACATTATTTTTGCTAATTTTTCCACTATATGCCCAATTAATAACCCACAAAAATGTTAATATTATTGCTGTTAACAGTATAATAATTATTAATGCACTATAGTCTTTTTTATTATTTCTCATATTTCTCCTTACTCATAATATTTCACGAAGTTATTTTCCTTATAATTTTCTATGTTTAAGATTAATGTTTGTCCATCACGTAAAAAAGTATTAAGTATTCTTTGGTCATGTCTTCCAAAGTTATCACCAAGTTTACCAACACAGATAAACGCATTAGGATGTTTTTCTAATTCTTTAATCAAGTCTTTTGCATAGATAATTCTTTTGTTATGCTGTGAAATCGTTTATCACCTCTTTTTATATATTCTCTATTTAGTTTTTAATTTTGTTGATTATTTGAGCATAGATAAAAATTGCTCTTCTGTTATGATAGGAATGTTTAATTCCTTTGCTTTTTTATTTTTAGAACTATTAGAATCAATATCGTTATTAATAAGATAAGATGTTTTAGATGTTACTGAACCTGTAACTTTACCACCGCTTTTCTCAATATCTGCTTTTAACTCATTACGATTTGCATAATGATGTACTGAACCAGTAACTACAAATACTTTTCCGTTAATTTTATCATTTTCAACTTTTTCAATTTTTTCATCTTTTGAAAATGTAAACTCTTGTGCTAAATCCATAATTTCTTCATTATGTTTGTTCCAATAATTAATAATGGATTTTCCTAATGCTTCACCAATACCATTAATTGAAGTAAAAGCATCTTTTCCACCCTCTGTTAACGCACCAACAAATGAATTAAAAGTATTTCCACAAAATTCGGCTATATCTTTACTTGTCGAATTTCCTAAAAGTGGAATGGATAAACTATAAAGGAAACGTTGGAGATTTGTATTACGAGATTTTTCAATTGAATCAAGAAGTTTTTCTACTGATTTTTTACCAAATCCATTCAAGATTTTCATCTCATCTTCGTGGTCTGATAAATTATATATGTCTTTGATTGAATTTAACCAACCAAGATTGATAAATTTTTCAATTGTAGATTCTGAAAGACCATCAATGTTAAGTGCCGACTTTGACACTGCATGTGTCAATCTCCCGAGTAATCTACCGTAGCAATCTTCATTGGTACAATAAAGAACTTCTGAATCGTTATCCTTGATAATTCTTGTAGGCTGACCACATATAGGACATGTACGAGGTATATCAATATAATTTTTTGTATATTTATCATCTTCCTCTGCCCATCGAATCTGTGGAATTATGAGATTTGCCTTAAATACACCGATATGCTGTCCAATCCAAGGATTGCTAAGAATCTGTTTCATTACAGAAATGTTGTGTAATGATGCTCTTTCAACAATTGTCTGTTCTATTTCTATAGGATTGAACACAGCAGTTGGACATAAACTTCCTGTCTTGCCCATTGTCCATTCAATATCTACCAATTTTGTTTCTACTGAATCATTGAATATCTTATAAGCAATACCATTTCTAAAATGATGACTTGTATTTCCAAGAGACTTTCCATATTCAACATCATCAAACTTAAATACCACACCATCTTGAGGAAGATTTTCTTTTTCTGCAATATTAATAAAATTATCAATATGTATCTGTAACTGATTAAATTCATTTATTGTAATATTGTAGCACGGAACTACATCGAATCCTAAATTCTGAGCATTTAATAATCTTTTGTAAAATGAATTATCACTATCTCCTTCAACCACTTCCCAAGCATACCAAGATAATTTTCTATCTTTTACAATTGAAGTATCAAGGCTTGATAATGTGCCTGCTGCTAAATTACGGCTATTTTTATATTCTCCGTTTGTATTAATCTCAGCAAAATTATCTAATTTAATCAGTGCTTCACCATCAATTATATAAGTACCTTCCTTATTAATATGTAATGGAACATTGGTGAATTGCTTAACATGTTCGGTTACATCAGATCCGACTGTACCATTCCCCCTGGATTCTGCTAAAACTAAATTACCATCTTTATAAGTAAGACGTACAGTTAAACCATCGAGCTTTACAGAAGCTACAAGATTATGATTATTTGCAAATTTAATAATTTCTTCTATGCTGTGACACTTTTCAAGTGAAAGCATTGGTGTTTTATGAGTAACTTCTTTGATATTATCTAATACTGTTGCACCAACGTTATGAGTAGGACTATTAGATAACACAATACCCGTTTTTTCTTCCCACTGTCTTAATTCTTCAAGTTTATTATCAAACTCAGCATCACTCATGATAGGCTGTCCAGTATTATAATAAGCTTCGGAAGCGTTATTGAGTTCATTGACTCTTACTGCAATATTAACTCTATTCATTTAATCCTCCTTTTCTCCACAAAATTCTTTTAAATATGTAAGCATTTCTGACTCTTCTGGGAAGAACGGATCTCGTTTCTTTTCGTTCTGTACCCAACCTAAAAAGTTCATCCAAAATTGTCCTACTCTCCAATCAGGCATGTATGTCATGTGTAATCGGGTTACTTCGTTATAAAAATTATATAATCTATTTGGATCTCTCGTATTAATCACCTCCTATGAAATGAACATTTCTTCTACTTTTTCGTCCTCTAAAGCCCTTATAAATCAAGGGTTTTCAGGCTTCCCATCATATATAATCAGCTTTTCTGCATATGGAAGTGACTCCACCCACTTTATAAATGATTTTGACCACTCTGTAAGCTTATGGTTTTTGCGCTGAAAGTACATATTGCGTACATTTTCATAATTCATTGTAACTGTACGCTTCTGTAACCATGATTCAGGTAGCCAACGCACGAGTTCTTTCCAATATCTCTTATCCTTTGTCTCAAGATATTTCTGACGAATATTTTCTAATACATAAATAATATCCTCTTCAAATGTTGAAATATTATCCAATCCGTCATCATCCTTTGGATTGTCAGCAAGAGATAAATTCCTGTCATAATCATCAATCTCAAAACAATCTAATGTAATTGGTGTTGTAGCAAGCTTGTGCATTGTGCTTGTAGAGTTCGCAACCGTTCCTACTTTATAAGTATCAAATTCTTTCCACCAATAAAGAGGAGCTGTAATATCAACCGATACAAAAATCTGTCGTATAAACTTTCTATGCTCGTTCCCTGCTTTAATAAGAGTCTGAGCAAGTTTCATATCGTTTTCACCGATAATATAATTGTCATTTCCTTTATATCCAAAACAATATTCTCCGATATCGTGACATTTATCACAATATTTTTCATCATCGCAACCATAATGACTATCACTCTTATGCCAAGAATTCTTCGGGTTTCTCATTCCACGGAGACTGTGTTCAAATCCCCATACATCTGTATTTTCAAATTTCAAATTTTAATCCTCCTATAAAAATTCTTTATAAATAAATACTGCTATGAATATTAGTAATAATATAATTGACAATAACATTGCCATGACTTCTCCAATTAATAAACCGATGACGTAAATAATTCCTTTAACAGCAATACAAACCGTTGTTGCTGCCAGAAACCATAGCAATGTAAACATTATTGCTTTTAATATTTTCTTTATTTTAATCACCACCATTCTAATGAAAGTCCAATTTACTGTTATTTATCTTCTAAACTATCCAAGAATTTTTCCAACTTACTCAAAACGACTAAACAATCACCATTATCAGAAAATTCTTCCTCATAATCTATAATACTATTATCAATACACCATCTTTTGATTTGTTCAATTGTCTGAGTTTTCAACTTTTTATCATACTCATATGTATCAACTTCTTTATAATATGGACAATCTGTTCTTTCTCCATTGCAAGGAACTGAAATTGTACCTTCCTGACAAAACATGCTACATTCAGCACAATCTGAACCAAATTCCCTGTCCGTTATAATTACTCCATCGTCATCTCTATACCAACTTATATCAATCACCTCTTTCGTTATATTATTTTTTTGCTTGTGAAATAATGAGCGAATTGCTCTAAGAAATTCCATGAATATTATATAGAAATCATTACATATGAAAATTTGGTTTACTGTAGATTTATTTATTATTTTCTACTAAATTTTTAACGTATTTACAGTTGTCACCGTATGTAATGTTGATTCCTTTCTTCTTAAAAATTTTCAAGTCATTTACTCTGTAATCAGCTATACGATACCAACCATCATCAGGGTTAAATCCATCACTAAAAACATGTTTTGTATTGAATCTACCTTCACAGTTATATAGTCCTTCCATACATCCATGACGATATACATTGATGTCAATTAAATTATCTTCTCTTTCTTTACACATATATCTTATTCCCATATGTTTCCTCCTAATCTCCACATGAAATAATGGTTTCAGGTTACATTAATTTCTCCAAGGATCGTGCTTGCTTAAAACTTCTCTTATTTCATCAATCATATCGTTCACATATCCATCAGACTTAGCCTGGATATAATCTTTTACAGAATCAACATCTAAACCTATATCAATTGCATCATTATGATAAGGTTCACCAGTTAATTTTTCTCCATAACTAATTTCATCAAATGGAATATCATAACATTCACCTGTATCTCCATCTACACAGCTAAAAGTCAGCTTTGTATTTTCGTCATATCCAATTTCATTTAATATATTAATCAAATCTACTACTTTCATTTATTCTCCTTTCACCTTCCAAAGAAACTGTCGATTCTTGCTACTGTATTATTCTCTGTTCTTTACAAAACTTCATCTACAATTCCGTACTTAACCGCTTTATCAGAATGAATATAAAAATCTTTCTTCTTTTCACGAATCTCATTAATATCATCTTTCGTGAGATTTGTTCTGTCGATTACATATTCTTCAATCTTTTTATTCAGCCAGTCCATTTCTTGTCTGTCTTCTACCAAATCCTGATATTTACCACTTCTCCAACAACTCATCTGATGATACATAAATGTTGAATGTTTGTAACAAAATCTTTTATGTCCTGCTAAGAAAATTTTAAAAGCTGCACTCATGGCATAACCAGTACAATATGTATAAATCGGTGTTTTGCTATTTAGAATTACATCAATCAATCCCCACATGTCGTAAACTGATCCACCATAAGAATTGATATACAACTTAATTGGTTTTCGCTCAAAATTCTTTTCTTTCTTATCTCTCTCATCATCTTCTCGAATCTGTTGTAAAATGCTCCATGTTAATTTACCAATAGATTCGTTGTCTACATCATCAGATAAAAATAATGTCTTTTTGTCTGTATTTGCATATGAATTGTCTTTTGAACTCATAAATCCTCCTATTTTGTTATTTTCATTGTTTCAAGGCACAACATATAGTATGTTTTTATATTGCACATACACTATATATTGTATGTGAAAAAAATCCGTCTTTCCTTGACTTTTTGAGTCTCCAAAACGCCCTATTTATGGGCATTTCAGAAATCCTCTACTGTATTATTCTCTCTATCGAAGATAATTCTTTAAGAAATATTCAAAATACTCTCTGATAAACAGTCCTGAATATTGATTGTTTGGCATAAACATAATTGGAATATTATATTTAAACCAAAAGCTGTGTATTGATGCAATGAAAGATTTCCGATTATATTTTGTATCATAATTTCCTGTTGCAATATCTTCATAAGAAGCATTTTCAATTAACAGAACTTTTGTTTTAGGTGCAAGACATAATTCTTTTTCAAATCTATCACGCTCTTTTGTCAGATTACCACTTATCTCTTCAAGACTTGCTTTTCTCTCAATGACACATGAATTTGTAAAATACAAATCACGAAGTATTCCAAGTTTTTCATTAGCTGGGATCATGAATGAATAATCACCATAGCTTAAAGCTTTCTTTTTATATTTAATTTCTTTTCTATCAAAATAATCCGTAATGTGAGAATTGATTTTTTCTCTTGTATCAACAAGAATTACAATAGAAGATATTAGTTCTTCCATTTCCTTATCTGTGTACTTATATTTGTTAAATATCGTCTTCGTCCTCCTCAATATCGTTTTTTATTACAAATTTACTCAACCAAAATTCAAATTTATCAGGTACTTCTTTATAAATTTTCTTACCTGTAACTGGATTTATTTCACCAGTTGGTTCTTTTTTATTCTTTTTTTCAAGGGAAATAATATATAGAATAGTACCTAAATCAAATGGATTTCGGTTATACTGACTTGTCCACATTTTTACTTCTCGTGTTTTACCACTATAGATTTCAAAAAGATGGACATTTACAATAGATTTTTTAATATCAAGTTCAGAAACATAATATAGACGTTTACTTACTCTAGAATCCGAGTCACTGACAATACCAAGAACTTCTCTTTGATTATCAAGTCTTTCCTTTAAAGTTAATTCTCTATAAGGAATTTTAGAAATCAATTCTTTAATAATTTGTTCAGAGTCAAGTTTATTAAATTGTTTGGCTGTCTCATTTCCATGTTTTATAAGTATATCAAATGGAATATTATTCTTTTCAGCTTTATCTTTGGAGATCTGCTTTGCACCATTTAACAAATCATATAATCTTGCAATCTCAAGTAAAGTATTTACATCACCATATTTCTTAAAATAATTGATTCTAATAAGTTTATTTACAATAGTCTTATTAATTGAATTTGAAAATAGTGCAGTTAATACATCAGTAAATGTTTTATACTTCGACTGTCCTAATTCATAAAGAGTATCAACAACCCCTTCACCAAAGCCTTTTACACTTGACAAATTTGGATATATTAATTTATTCTCTTCATTAATTGTCACTTTTCTATTATCTGCACCAAATTCATAATCGCCTAGTTTATATCCCCAAAATTTAATTGCTTCTTTAACAAGAGCGTCTATCTTATCCTTTTTATTCTTTTCCTGATAATGATTGATTGCTACTTCATAAAATGTTTTAGTATGATGTGCTTTAAACCATGCTTGATAGGCAGAATCTCCACCCATTGAATAGGCATGTGGAGAATTAAATGCGTATGATCCAGAAGACTCTATTACATTCCAAACATTATTAAAATTATCTGTCTTGCCGATTTCTGCTTTCCAACCTTCTATTAATCGTTCCTGTAATTCTTTTAACATTTCAGGATGTAATTTATATTTCTTTTTTGAAATATTTTTAATAACTCCATATGTTTCAGCCATTTTCAATTCCAAGAATGACAATACTTTCATAATAGATTCCTGATAAATCATGAAATGTGCAGTATCAAATAATAAATCATCAATCTTTTTTTCGCCTGTAGTATATGGTTCACGATTCAAGAATGTACTAAGTAATGACGCAAAGCCTGGTCGAATTGCTGCAATGAAACTGCTTAACTCTGCTAGATTTTGCGGTTTATACTTCTTCACTCGATTAGTGGTCGCTTCTTTCTCACACTGATTGACACAACATGTAATACCATTTGCATAAATATCCCATGTTTTTTTATCACCATCAATCATATGTCTTAGTTCATCAAATGTCGGAACTTCCATGCCAATGCTATGGAAGAATTTATATGTAAGATAAACACTATCTACAATAAGAAAATCCTCTTTTACATATCCGAATTCATCAAGATAACCACCTTCAATAGCTGCACATACTGTTCTTTTGCCAGTTGATTCAGAAACAGCACTTATCAATCCTACTTCTCTACGAATATCACCATCAAAGATAAAATGACCACAAGCATGTACTTTCAAATTGATTGTGATCCCTTGGTATTCATTGCTCTGCTTGAATAACTCTGCATACTCTTCTGGGATATAATCTTCTACATGAATATCATCCTTTTCATCTTCGTCTGCATATTTTAATGCCTTATTATATTCATCAAGATACTTTGAAATCTGATTCGCATCCTCTGGTTTAACTTCGTTTGCCCCTGCATATAACTGCCAAGCTGCCTTTTCTTTAAGTTTTTCTATTGCCATTAATGGGTAACAGCCATGTTCCCCTAATAATTTTCTTGCTGCTTTAACAAATGGTTCTTGTGTAGCAACATTCAAATCAATATCTGGCATCTGACCAGCTAATACACGTTCCTTAGTCAAGAATCGTTCAGGATAAATAGGAATATCAGCATTGAATCTATCAACAGTTGTAAGTCCTAAAAGTTTATTTGTTATAAATGATGCAGCACTACCTCTTGAAGTAGTTGTTAAAATACCACCTTCATTTTTTATTGCGTCATCTACAATAGCCTTACTTGTTAAGAAATAATCCACAACACCAGCTTCCATAACCTGTTTTGCTTCATATCGAATACCATCGGCTTTTTCTTTTGATTTTTCTTTTTCTTTTGCATAAGCTTTATTAAGAACATCTTTGTAAATTTTACATTTTTCTTTATAGGTTTTTCCTTTGTAAACACTCGGAATTTTAAATTTTCTATCAAGAACAATTTCTTCACATTCTGCCACAAAAACATTTGTATTCATAATTGCTCTATATATTTCTTCTCTGTTTAAAACACCTTGTTCTTCAAATCTTTTAATTACTGTTTGAGTGTCAGGATAATCAAGATACCAACCTTCCTCATCTGGATAATTAATGTTTTTATATTTCAGAATCTGGTCACGTTTAACTGCATTTTCTTCTTTAACATAATGACTATCAAGACCACATATAATCTGGATATTATGCTCTTTCGCAATCCTTAGTATCTTTTTATTCAATTCCTTTTGTTTGTTTGTATTATGATACTGTACTTCTAAAAAGAAATTGTCACCAAAATATTTATGTACTTTTAACCATATATCCTCTGCATCCTCATAATTCCATCCAGCAACACAAGCAGATGTTACAATTACATTATCTTTAGGAATATTAAATAGTAATTCCAAATCAATACGTGGCTTATAATAATATCCGTCTATATTAGCCATTGATAAAGCAAAATTAATATCTCCACGACCTTCAGCATTTTTAGCTGCAATAATCATATGGCAATTTGCTCTATCTTTTTCTTTTCTATCTTTTACCCAATAAACCTCAGAAGAATGAATATATTTCAGATGTTCACTCTCTGCGACCTTATATACTTGAAACTGATTGCCTTGCGAACCATGTTCACCAGAATATAAACATTTTGCATCAAATTCATGAATTCTTTCTGCATAGGCATTAATAGATTCAGCACAATCTGGTGTAGATGTATTACTAAAATCTTTATGACAATGATAATTTTCAAGATATAGATTCTTTTCATATTCTTCTGGTGAATATGGGAACTTAAATGTAAGAGTAGGAATTATTTTTTTTATTAATTCAATATCCGAAATATCAAGCCACCTCCTTAATCTCATCACACACTGCTTTTAGAACAAATTTTCTGCCAAAAAAGCCGCTATCAAGCGTACATACAACCTCTAATTCATCATTCATCATACTATGATCTTCCATTTCATCAAATGAACCATCAAAATTCCACTTAATAATCTGTAAATAATCATTTGGTTTTACAACCAGATGTTTATAATCACTCATTTGTCCAATTTCATATTCATTTATTCCATTGATAAACACCTTTACTGGTTTGAAATTTGTTCCAGATATTCTATCTATCTTCTTTATATTCTCCACAAGCTTACGAGTAATATCAGAAACATCTAATCGAATATCAATATCCACTGAAACATCAGTATTTAATTCTGGAAGAGTTTCTTCTATATATAATGCAAATCTACCTATATCAGATTTTTCGATTGTAATTCCTGCCGCAAGTTCATGACCATCACATTTTGCTAAACCGCTTTCATTACATATTTTTCTAAAGTCATCCACTCCTACAGCCCTCATAGAACCAGAGTAATTTTCGCCTGTATCTTTCAATACAAGGATTGGTTTTTGATACTTTTCTAGTAATTTGTTACCCAACAAACCACTGATACCATATGGAGTATCTATATATGTAATAATTATTTTTTTATCTGACTGTGAGTTGCATTGTTCCAATACATCTGGTAACAATCTATCAACTTCAATATTCTGATCTTCCTTACATTTTTTTAATTCCTTTACATAAGCCAATACTTGCTTATTTTCATCTTCCAAAAAAGCTTTCATTGCCACATCATTCTTGCCCATACGGTTGCTGGCATTTACAATCGGAGCAATACTAAAAGCAATAGCTGTACTATTAAATTCAAATCCCCCAACTATCTTTTTAACTGCTGGATTATATATTTTCTCCAATCCCTTAGAGACAATATATCTATTCTCCATAACAGTCATATCCATCATATCTCCAACGATTCCACAAGCTGCTAAATCAATAAGTTCATCTGCATAATCTGTAATATATTGTTCATCAAGATATTTGCAAAACTTCCATACAACACCTGCTCCTGATAATTGTGGATTCTCATAATTCCTTTGTGAAGATACTAAAATTGAAACTTCATCATATGATTCATTCTCTTTAATTGCATGATGATCAAGGATAATTGTGTCTATTCCCATTTCTTTAAGTTTTCTATATTGAGAGACATCTTTATCCAAGCTATCTACAATAATCAATAAATCAATTCCATTGAACTGATCTAAATCTTGTCCTATCAAACCATGCATTTTATCTTCATCTATATAAGTTTTAATGTTTGTAGTAAAATGCCTTAGATATCTTGTCATTTCTGTTCCAGACGTAATACCGTCTAAATCGGTATCAAACAAAATTCCTATACATTCATTGTTTGTAATTGCAAAGTCTACTCTTTGATATGCTTCATCTATACGAAATAATGAATCTAATGGTAATAAATCTTCTTTTGTTGGATTTAAAAAATGTTCAACATTTTCGATCCCTCTTTGATTAAGAATCGTATCAAATACTTCATCTTCATACATCCCACGACAATCGTTTAATATTTTATAATTCGTCTTCGTCATCCTCATCTCTAATCATTGTTATCTCATTTTGTAAAATATTTTCTAAACATTCTTTTCCTAAATCAGATGGCGAAACTTTATTCTCATATCCTCGACCGAAGTAACTCCAATATCCAAGTTCAACTTCTGTAAACCTGGAATAATTTTTGACCATATCAATATTTCTCATAATATTTTCAAGTCCATATCCCACATCATGTAGGAAGATTATTCGTTTGGGATTTAATTCGAGAAGCATTTTGACTTGTTGAATAGAAATAGATCCGCTTCCAAGAGATACGCAATTTCTTATTCCGTATGAATAGCACTGCATACAACTCTTCTCAGCCTCAAAGATATAGATAGTATTATCTACTAAAAATTCATAATTCTGAGAATATCCAAATAATGTTTGGCTCATGCTGCAAGGAACAGCATAAAAATATTTCATTTCACCATCAGGAACATCATAATTGAATCGTTCCTTAACACCCATTAACTGTCCAAATTGATTTCTTATGGGAATAACAATTCCTTGTGATTCTACATCATACTTTATTTTAAAAAAATTTTGTGAAAGAAGTGATATATTATCAGCAAGAAACCTTATATTTCCACAATTAACATAGCAATCTAAGATGGAATCATCATATGTATTGACTTTATTAGTTCTTCGCTTTCTAATCTTTTCATAAAATCCTCCAAAAATTCCTTTGTTATCAAAGAAATCATAATAATCTGTAATCCCTAATGCATGTCTTACTTCATTAAGTACATCTATAAATTCAACTTTTCTTTGCTCAATAATATACGAAAAAATATCTTTTCTTATATTTCTCGCATAATCAATGGTATACAAATACTCGTTGTTTTCGAGATTGATTACTATACTTTTCTTTGATGACTTCTCATCTCGTCCAAAAGATATATATTTAGGACGAATTACTATGTTACAATAGCCAAAATGTTCTAATACATCTTTAAGCTTATCTGGGTGATTTATCAGTTCTTTCTTAATATCTGCTAACATATATCACTCCAAAAGTTATTATTTTATTTCTCCATGTCGAGGTCTGCACTGTGCCACTTCACGGAATATACAATGATCTCCTGAAAACTTCAAAAGATATGCAATACCCGTATCACTAGAATTATTTCCATTTCTTGTTTTCTCAACAAAAATCATACGCCATACGGCATTAGGATCAGGTTTATATTCTTCTTCTATCCATTTATCATTGACTTTTTTTAATCGGAATGGGCGACAATAGAATTTACTCTTTTCATCTAATTCCTCTGCGTATACGATTCTCATCAGAAATAGATTTTCCAATATTTCCTTAATCTGTTTAGCATTACTCAAACAGCTCGCATCCAAGAATAATTTTCCTTTCATATACTCTGCCAACTGCACAGAAGCAAGCATAATCAGATTGTATTTCTTTGCTAATTTGTCTAGTTCACGACTATCTCTTACAAGAGATAAGTCTTGTCTTGCAGATGAAAAATCTCCTTCTTGTATCTTAAATGTGTCATATAATACAGTGTCATATCCATATCTCAATACATTTTCACGAATTTTTTTCTTTACAACTCGCATATCAGCATCATTGATAGAAATAAATTTAACTCTACCCTTATAATTCTCTCTCCAAAATTTCTGTACATCTGCCAATTGCTCTCTACTTTCGGTATTAATGTCACCAGATGCCATTTTCTTCTTTGTGAGCTTAAAATATCTATTACGTTTTCCAAGTAACCAAACCATGAATTTAATCTTGAATTTTTTGATATTCTCCTCATTGGAGATAATAAGAATTTTTCGATCATAATGCAGAAGTGCCATAAGAATTGTAATCCACCAAGTAGATTTACCTGCACTTGAGAATCCACCCATCATTGTAAGTGTTCCTTCAAGCAATCCCATAATCTGTCGTGATAAAAACGGAAAACAGTTCATCTCCTCACCATTTTTATCATAGCCAGCAATATCAAATGGTACACCATTTTCTTCGCCATCTTTACAAGACTCTATGAATTCATCATCAAAATCAATTTCTTCCTCTTCAAGTATTTTACTGCTATAACCAGTTCCATAACTAGATATACGAGCTTCATACCAATCTGTTACTTCTTCAGCAGTCATCTTTCTGAACAATTTCAAAGGTATTACCTTTTTATCTCCTACAGTTATTTCCTGCAAAAGATTGAAACCATCCTTATACATATTCAACATAATATTCTCTCTATAAAGAATATCTATATATGTATCAAAATTCTGAGTATTGATAATATCAATTTGGTGTTGAATTGTATCCCAACCACCCTTATCCTCAAATTTCTCAATAACTTCTTCGTTCATATTTGATAAAATAGTTATTTCATCTAAGGAATAAAAACCTTTCTTTCTCAGATTTTTCAACAATGAAAAATAAAAAAGACCATCTGCTGTAATAAAATCTTTTTGTTCAAATGTTGTATCATCAAGTAGAAGCATATCCTTGAAAAAACAACTGATAACATTACCTTCGTACTCAATTCTACCTTTTAATAATTGAGCAGGATACTTTTCTTTCACGCCTGTAATAAACTCACTTATGTCAATCACCTACACTTTCTTCAATTTCAGATAAACTTCTACGTTTATTTCTTCTCTTATAGTTTATAATTGGCATATCTACATTCACCTCTTTAGGCTTTTCAGGTTCTTTCATCTTAAAATCAGCAATATTATTCTTCAGTATTGCAGCGAAGTATCGAATCTTTGCATATTCACTTACAAAATCTTTTTCAAGAACCTTTGTTATATACTCTTTATTCTCTGTTAGATATGCCAAAATATGTTCATAAGAATATACCTCCAATAAAAGATTTATCTCTTTGAACAGTGCAGAATTTAGAACTTTATATCCAAATATCTGATTAATGCACTCATATGTATTGTTTTTTACTTCTCTCTCGTGCAATACTTTTTGATATTCAGCTTCATTGCAATAGTAGGTGTTTTTACCACCTACTACTACCTTGAATGCTTCATTTCTATCTACCCTAGTACCACACAGTCTGCATTTTACCAGCATGTGCTATACCTCACTTAATTCATCATATCGTAGATTCTTTTTAATCCATCCTTATCAACGTCATTGAGCTTACCATACTCAGCAATTACATTCTTGACCGATGCCTTGAGTTCTGCATCCTTACACTCCTTATACATCTTACGAATAACAGTATCTAAATCATCTGGATATGTAGATGTTTCCGTTGTTTTCTCAACTGTCGTTTCAACTGGTGCATCAATATCGTCAATATCATCCTCAATCGGATCTGATTCTACTGGCTTTTCTTTCTTAATTGGGGCTGACTTCTTAGGAGCAACTTTCTTTGATTCAGATGATGTAGCATCAACACGACCATTCTTAAGTGCAGTTTCAATAGTATCAATAAATATCTGTCCCATATTTAACTGATCAAATGGAATATACTCAGGAATTGATAAATCCTTTAATCTACCACCTGCTTCTACAATCTCATTGCCACGGAAATATAATCTACGCTCTGTCTCTTTAACATAACGCTTTGTGTTATCGCCTTCACCTTTCTCTTCGATTTCTCTGTCAATAAGTCCTGTTGCGATAATATCAAAGCAATCTGCGACTGCACTCTCATAATCAGCAATAAGAGACGAACCTAATCTCTGAAAACCTTCCTCATCAAGAGAAGCCTTATCCTTAACTGTCTTTAACTTTGTATGACCAATCATCCAAGGCATAATTCCTGCATTATATAAGTCATTAAGGAACTTCTTTACAAGCTTTGCACATTCTTTCTCTCCATTTGTGTATCCACCATAAGCAGCTTTGATTGACTTAATCTTCTTTCCATTCTCAAGAATAGATAATCTGATTACCTCTGACTCTGCAATTCCAAAAAACTCTTCTGCACTATCGAAACACACCATCTCAACATTATGCTCATTGCCTTTCTCTTTAATAAGCCAATCCTTAACCTCTACTAAATCTTTCCATGTATTAGCATGAGTAGTAAAGATATTATCAATCATATTAGTACCATGCTCCATTCCACATGATACGAGCAATCCTTTTTCTGGATCTCCAAATTTTGCATTAATCATATCTGCCCACAAGCTTGTCTTACCAAACTTACGAACACCCATAATAAATCCTGTAATCTTATTAATCTCTGTTGCTGATCTCTGTAACATAGGTTTCTTCATTAATATAATTCCTCCTTATTATTATTTAATTTTGAGAGAGGGCAAACGCCCTCATCTCTTTTAAAGCTCGTCATCGTCATCTTCAAATAAATCTTCAGTACCATCTGGAAGTTCCTCTTCAAGTGGCTTAATTATCACATCATCTTCTGTATATACCGTGTCCTGTCTGCCTTTAGTGAATCCTTTTGCTGGCTTTAAGAACTGATACTCTCTAATTCTTTCGCCATATACACTTCCACCAAGTTCTGCACGAATATCATCCATAGTAATAAGACCACACTCTAAGTCATCCTTCTGTTCATCAGTAAGCATGTCCTCTGTAATCTCTGTCTTCTGAGCACCATTCAACATATTTACAACAGCTCCATACTCCTTGAATGTGTCATCATCAACCATAAATTTATGCTTAATTGACTCTACTCTCTTCTTGGCTTTTTCATCTGCGCCATCTGAAGGAACTGGAATTGTAATTGTAACTGGTACAGGAATATTACCCTTACGATTATTGTCATACTCCATCATGTAACCATTTACATAATACTTACCCTTCTCCTCGACACTCATATCATCTAAACTCTCAGAGTTAAATAAAATATTGATTGTTGCTGTAGATGACTCTTCTGCATCATCTGCTGCAAGATAAATACGATTAGGTACATAAGACTCATATACTCTCTCATTTTTATATGAATACTGATACTCACCATTTCCACGAATAAAGAATTTCTTATCAGAATACTCTCCACTGTTAATTACCTTTTTGATAAAATCAATAAAATCCCACTCGGAAATAAACTCATGTCTTCTCTTATTACTCTTTTCAAGTTCAGCATTTACATCAGCTTCATTCTCAAGACTAATCTCTTTTAACTCTTTATCAGTAAGACTTGTACCCTCTTTAATCTTCTCAGCAGCCTTCTCAAGTTTATATCTACGACCAGGCTTCTCAAGGTCAATAATAAACTTTTTAAACTCTGCAATCTCCGCTAATTTTGGTGAAGTAAGTCTCTCTTTAAATGGAATCTTAATTGACTCACCTTTAACTTTGTTACCATTCTCGTCTACACTGCCCTTTGTGAAACTATAGATATCACCATGTCCGTCACCAAAAGCACCTGCTGTTACTGTAAGCATATGACGATTATCACCACAAGCTACATTAAACATTAATTGTTTACGCACCCAACCAGACTCATAAGTTTTCTCGGTATCAGGATGAAACTTCTCTGTCTCCTTTGGAATACTTAACTTTCCTGTCATTTCAAAATTCATTAAATGAATCCTCCTTATAATATGTAATAAAATTTTAAATTGTTACCTATATCTAAACGCCCAAATGGACGGAACACAGAAAATAAATTTATGTAAAAATCTATCCTCAACAGTGATTTTTGAGCGCAAAAACCCAAGGGTATGCTGTTCTTCCACCCATATTTATATTCTCTATCCAGTTTTGATTTTTGGAATTTTTGAACTGATTTGTTCAAGACTGATTAGATATTATCTAAGATATTTCCTGTTACTTCATACATTTCCAAATCATTTAATTCACACCATGATTCAAAGTTATCTCTCTGAACATACCAACCAACATTCATTCCGAGAAATTCATTCTCACCATTTCCATAAGATACTACATTACATAATTCTCCGTTTAGAATGTCGTTTTCAAAGATTAACTTACCATTCTTATCATGGCTGCCTGTACATCTACACAATGTCTTTGGATCTATTTCATACTCTCTAAACACATTTGGCAGTCCCCAATCTGTCATCTCATCACGGATGATATAATGACGTGTCAGAACAGGATTTCTATCATAATCTTCTTTAAAACAATATGTAGTCTCTTGTTTACTCGCATAAAATCCTGTAATCCATGTGTTAGAATTTAGTAATTTTGCTTTGCATAGCTGCGTATCCATTTCTTACCTCTTAACTATATATTCTCTGCCTTACTTGCTTCCCATAAACATTCCAATATATTAGTTTTGTTTTTATCTTGAAATTTATAGTCCATTTCATAATCTGTGAAACTAATTGTTGCTTTTTTCTTACGCTCCATTTTCCCAGTTATAGGATTTCTTTCGTCCCAACATGTAATTTCCATTTCTGCATTATTTAAATCTGAAATATCAATTCCAATGTTTATGCTTTTAGATTCTCCTAAGACAGTACCTTTTGCATCTATATGTATATTCTCTAACTTATCAAGAATAATATCTGATAAGTTTATAAGATTCTCTATCTTTCTCACCTCCTCAAATTTCCCAATGAAACAGTGATTTATTGTTGCTACTTTACTTGATTGTTCTCTTGTTTAGTTTTTTTAAAATTAAAAAATCTATGTTTGTATTTATATTTTTGTTTATATGTTTCAAATTCTTTCTTTTGAGCCTCAATATATGCTATTTTTTGATTACACTCTTCCATTGTTTTTTTAGAATTATCAGTATCAACATGTTTATCTTCTACAAAATATACAATTGAGCCATCACTACTACGCATTCTTTTTTTGACAACAATAGCTTCTTTTATATCATTGAGATAAAATTTGTCACCTTCTTCCAACAAAGGAACATCAATATCGTATTCGCCAATTATTTTATCAGAAACAACTATGCCATCACGACTTGCAATGAACTTATATTTTTCGTCACTGTTAAAAAATCCCCATCCCATAAGATAATACAAATTTTCAATTACACGCTGCCGAAATATGCTTTTGACTGGCTTAATTTTATATTCTTCACTCATTTGTTTATTACCTCCATCTATATATTCTCTGTTCCAGGTTCTTCCAAGACTGCGATACTTAAAGTTCCTGTATCGCAATTTCTCCCCATTCTTGTCTTAAATCCAAGTTCATTTAATTCTTTGTCTAATTCGTATAGATCATTTTCATCTGTACTGTAAATCTTACTACCTTTACAAATCTCGACAGCTCTTACATAATTTTTGTCTCGCCAAGCCGAACTAATATATAACCATTGGTCTGTATCTACTTTAGATATTTTATTTCGTGGAACTACTGTGAATGGTTTAAGAACTTCTTCGATTTCATCTTTATGTTCTATGTAATTATCTACTGGATCTCGTATCATATTAAGACACGCCCTATGACCTCTTTTATATTCCATAATAATATTCTCCAATCTGCACCAAGAAATGTCAGTTCCTTGGATTACTCTTTCTCAATTCCAAACTTGTCTTTAATTGCTTCTAAGATATTATTTGCTGCAATTCCTCTTTTATCAAAAGAGTTAGTATCTTGCTCAGATAACATATACTTAATTTCTGCTCTTAGGTCGTATAAAACTTTTGTATACTTTTCTCTGATTTTATTTTCATCATAAGTTTCTGGTAATTTTCTATTAAGTACGATAGTTAGCCAATCACCATATACTGAGACATTTACATCATTTTTGTTATACCAACCATCATCTTCCTTTGATAATCTTCCAAATTGAACATATAGATTATTATCTGAATCTCTGTTAAGATAAATGTTATATTGTATTCTTACATAATTAAAAATTGTATAAATATTGTCATCACTGAAACCAAAGTCTTCAATTTCACAATCCTTATGGCATTTACAATATGCTTCAGCTTTTGCTTTATCCTTGAATACAGCTTCAATATGATAATCCGAATAATCACCAGCCGTTACAATGTAAACTTCATTCACTTATATATTCTCCTTTCGTTCTCAAGAAATCGAAATTTACTGTGCTTTTACAGAGATCTTTTTGGACAACTACTCATTTTCCCAATGTTTTGCATAACCCAAGACTCTTTTTCTACAAGTTCCTTATATTTATTTTCATCATAATTATGTTTTTCAATAGCAATTGCAGTAATAATTACTTCATCTTCTGTTTTATCCACACCTGAAATAACAATCTCTTCAAATCTTTCTTTTTCAGCAGGTGTTAATCTATCATAAATATCTTTTGCTTTAATTCCTACTTTTACTCCGTATGCCATATTTACTCCTTCCAACTAATACTGTAATATGATTTATTGTATTGAGTACCAGTTTCAACTTTATAACCAAGTTCCTCTAATTTCTTTCGTGTTTCAGGTTTTAAACAGCCATCTTCACTGATTGAAAATTTGCCATCTGCAATCGAATCTCTAATCAATTTTGATAACTCTGCTAATTGCTGTGTAGTGCAACTATCAATTGCATTGTTTGTCATTTTATTTGCTTCTGATGCAGACGGAATAACATTCTTTGGTGGCTGTACTTCTGGCATAGGTATGTTAGAGTCTGTTAAAGGTAAAGAAGTAATCGTATCTTTACATATTTCATCGCATAGAATACACGCATAATGCATTCTGCTTTCTTTTGGATATTTACAACTCATTTACTTATCCCCCTTCTAAACCTGTTTATATGATGAATTTTTTAATTCTTCAACTATTTTATTAACAGCAGCTTTACCCATTTCTTTATCCCATACTTCGCCTTTTCTGACTTTTGCAAAGAATAAAACATAGTCTGAGATATTATTCTCTACATCTTTATAAAATTCTTCGTCTTCCTCTCCATCGTCAAATTCAGATTTACACGAAGCAAGAATCATTTCTGTCAAAGCAGCTTTTGCAACTTGAATTAAATCATCCGCTGTCTCAGCCTGTTCTTTTGCTGATTCGACTTTTAATGTTGATCTTTCTGGTACTGAGAAATAATATAACTGTTTAAAACCTTGCTCTTTTGTGTCTTCGATATGAATTCCCATATACTCTAATGTAAGTACAGTTTTAAGATTTTCTTCAATCTGTTTTGAATTATTCTCTAATTCTATTGGTATCACCTCCTAATAGATTATTCTCCATACTTTTCAAATAATTCTGCCATTGTCATATCATTGTATTTTGCAAGATCCATTGCACAAGCACATACATTTTTACCAGTTGAAGCACCAATACAGTCACAAAGATATTCAGATAAATTTACGTATTTATGCCATACCTTACTTTCATAAATTGGTGAATCCCATCCAAGTAATCGTTCTCCATGAACAGAAAAATATGTATCAGGAACACCAAGTACACTACCATCACTCTGTCGCCACCATGCCTCTTCACCTGCTAATTTAACAAAATCATCTTCTGTCATATCACACATTTTATTGAATAGTCCTTTAGAAACTTCCCATACTTCATATCTATTACCAGCATATGTAATTTCAGCATCGTTTGGTGGATAATCCACTTTATCAAAAAACTTCTTTAATTTATTTCCTAAAATCTCCATCTTTCACCTCCGTATGAAACCGATATTTCTTGTCCATTTTATTACCATATATAGTATATTAAATTTATCTGACTACTATATATAGCGTATTATTTTTTAACTTTTCTATATATTGTTATTCATCAGCTTTCTTATCCTCACCTTTCTGTAATAACGTGACACCAATTTTTACGATAATATCTGTTCCTGATAAATAACATTCAGATAAATACACAATCGGCATGTTGGCATCATCATAAGATCTGTTGTATAATTCTTCTTTGATAATATTCTCCATAAAATCATACACTGTTTTATATGTACAGTTATTTGTTGGAAGAGTATATCTTTTTCTATTTTTCCATAAATCTATTCTCTCTTTTGTATACGGATTGTATGCTTCATCAGAATCGCCTAACCACGCATATCTACATTCCAAGTGTGCAATTAAATTCTTATCAATTTCTTCCAAGGCATTTTGAATTGCTTCCTGTACAACATATTCAATCAAATTAGCTCTTGAACCTTTATCGAAAATTATATTCCTGCTATCCATTTAATCTCCTTTCAAATTTCAACAAGAAACGAATCTTTACTCTGAATATTTATCCATGTGCTCAAAATATTTATCTTGTATATATCTCTGTAAATCCTCAAAACAACTATCACATAATTCGTTTATATTTTTCATCTTCTATCTATTGTCCTCTCAATTACGAATCTTTCATTAGTCTTTCCAATCGTTTAATTCTTTTTCATCAATCTCGATATCACCTAAATAATAAGTGTCCATAAATTTGCTAATTGGGAAATTACAATCTGATAATGCGTATTGTAGTACAGTTATCATTGCTCTAATTTCTGTTTTACTAAAAACTGCAAATAGTTCATTTTCATCATAATCATAATCACATGCGTCAACCGTACACCAATTAGTGATTCTCTGAGTTCCTGGTTTATAATCACCTTCTTGAATAAATGGTTCGAGTGGAAAAGTAGAAATGAATCCTTCGTTTTTCCAATTAGAACCATATTCACCTTTTAAGCCGTGGTGTCCTGTGATAATATTCCAATCTCCTGTCAACATATCTGGCGTATAACCACAATATAATGTGCCATTAGGCATCGTTGCTAATGTTTTTCTGTCTACTATTCTCATTTTTCTCCTTTTACTTATTCTCTCAATCCATCTAATACTCTCATTAAAACGTGTCTTGTAAGATTCTTAACATCACCACTGTACAATCCACATTCAATGTCACAAGCCTTTAGAACTTCATCAAGAGTTTTATTCTTCTCTTCACTTAGTAACCTCTTACAGTTCTCATATTCAATATCATTTGTCTCATGAGCATTTCTAAGATTACTTTCTAAGCAGCGAATAATATCAATCAGCTCATCTTTTGTCATAGACTTTAATGTACTATCTGAATATGTTTTTCTTCCATCACCTATTGACATGTTCCACCTACTTTCACAATTTCAATGGTATTTGACAAAGCAACCATTTCAATCTCACAAGCTTCATGGATATTACTTTCAGGTACTATGTGTTCATCCTCATCTAATACCGGAATTGCTATCATTTTAATCTGTTTGATAACCTTATCTACATCGTAAGCACATTTCTGACTGCCAAGAATCTGCATTACATCCGATTTTCTTACAAATCCCATTTCCGATGGCAGTTTAGATAATTCTTTTCGTAATACTGTTTTATCAATTAACTGTCCCATATAATTATTCTCCTAATCGTACTCATAATCATCAAGTTCCACTTTCTCACCACATTCAGGACAATCACACCAAGCACCATCTCCCCAATAATCAGTATTGAAATCGACTTCTTCAAAATTCACTTCGACTTCTTCATGACAAAATGGACACTTAAAAGTGATATAAGAAGGTCTACTTACGATTGTGTAATTTACTCCATTATTCATTTTCAGTCACCTCCAAAGGAAAGAAAAATTTCATTTAAATTTTAGAAGCCATAGTCCTGCTCTTCAGGTTCTTTTAATTTCATATCAAGAATACAACCAATTTCATATGCAGCGTTTGATATACCACAATCATATCCGTCACAAAATACATCGGATTCATTTCCAGAAGATCTCATTTCTGTATATCCACATGCCTTTGGACTATAATTGTTCTTTACCCATTCAATTAATTTATTTTTAATTTCTTTGTTCATTTATATATTCTCTCCTTCTGTATCAAAATCCACCTTGAAGATCACTCCAATCAGTGTTACATCTGCTAAATTCTTCGTGCTCTGCTTTTTAATAGCGTCCTGAACGATCTTCATTGATAAAATTTTCTTACTTGTTTATTCTCTTGTTTATATGAATTTTTTGAGCGAATTGCTCTTGACTACAAAATATTGTAGTAGACAGAATTTTATATGTACTATATATTGTATTTATCAAATTTCAAAACACAATATATAGTCTTAAAATTCCAATGAAAGATTGGTTTACTGCGACTTTTTATTTTCACATGTAATAACTGTCCCATTAGTTTTTAATGGTGTTCCTGTCGTTATTTCTCTATGAATCATCTGGTCATTATTGCCACCACAATACACAGTATTATCTCTCCAATTCCACGGAGTTGTTGTAATGGTAGTTTTATTTGAATTCCCATCTGAATATCCTGCTTGATATACTTCATCTAAAATTTCTTTTAATCTATCTTTCGTAATTACAACACTATTATTATCGTTCTCACATTTCTTAAAATCAAAATATACTACTGGTTTCATTTATGTTTCACCTCCAATGTATTATTCTCTCAAAATCCAATGATACGTTGTTTTCCTGCGAAGTTACTTCATCATTGTTTCAAGTTTCTGAGACATATATTCTTTAAGCTTGTCTTTCCACTCTTCCTTTAACTCATCAACAGCTTCATTGACAATATTCTCTCCCAAAGTCTCATTCACATCATCTGGATCAATAAGATAATATGCACTGGTGCTTAAATCTTTCTGCACCTGATCACAAATAATATCAATGATTATACTCTTCAACTCACCAATACCATCTGCTCCAAGCAATGAATAAAGTGGTGTTTTACTAATCTCTTTCTCAATATAATTAAGTCTATTTTCTCTCATATATTCTCCTCTTTCAAAGCCAGTGAAACCTGAATTTCCTTACAGTTCCCAAGTCCAACTTTGTAATCGTCCTTCTCACATATATAAATGGTATTTCCTTCCAATCTGATCAATAATCTCACTGTCCATTGGTCTAAAACCAATTACAGTAAGTGTCTTACCATCCTCTTCAGGTTCTAATTCAGTGTGACAGTTATCCTTTATAAGCCAGAAATCTTTACATTCAACCATTCCTAATTCTTCTGCCATAGTCTTAGCTTTTAGCAACTGATTCTTATTTTTGGCTTGAAGAACACATTTTGTAAATTCGCCCTCAATCCAATTGTGAAGAATATCTTCGTCAATATAGCCATCGACATGACCATCTAAATCGGCATTATTTCTAATAAACCAACTGAGAAATGCCATAGAGCCGTGACTGACTTGAGCTGCAAGCTTTCCTGACGACATTGCAAGGTCTTTTCTTGCAATAATAATCTGTTTATACATAATTATTCTCCATTCTTTTTATTTTCTGTGTTATTCTGGCTGCAAAATCCATCAACAAAAATTTTAAAATTGGTATATAAATCCTCAATCGAATCAGCTACCATACTTGTACAAGGATTGCTCATGAATAAACTATACTGCTTATTCTTATCTAATCCATTAGCGTCCATATATTTTGAAAATGCATCCAAACATGTTCTTAGATAATTACACGCTAAAGCATATGTTTCAAACATATATGCTGTTTCTACTCCAAGCATATATTCTTTTTTCTGCTTGTCATATGTAATATCTATATCATTCATGGTATACATATTGGCTTCGTGACCAGATAAATCATCCCAGCTTGTTATTCCCCAAATGAATTTCCAATCATCTGTTTCTATACAACAATCTCCATATTTCTTATCCATTGCTTCATTATATTTTTCTTCTTTTTTATATGCTCTCTCAGTACGCCAATAATCAATTTGCTTGAATGGAAAAAGTTCAACGATTTTACCATAGTATATATTCGATAATGAATTACATTTGCCAATTGGATAACCAGATTCATCTTTTTCCAAACTGTCCATACAAGCATAATCATGATTCTTGTTAAGTTTTCTATATTTGCAAAAAATACAACTATATTTTTCTAATAGTTTCATAAATATTTATTCTCCACTCTTAATGATTTCTTCTAACGTTCTTGGTGTATAATTCATATAACTTTTCATACATCCGACATTCCACATATTGCATGGCTTGTCATATAAAGCTGTCATCTGATACTTGACTTGCTCCATCATATTATCCTCAAATCCAGTATGTACATGACCGAAAAGATGGTAACTTCCGTAATAATGATTCTTGAAGCATGGAATTGGATAATGGCATAGAACTACAATCTTACCATCACCAATATCAAGCTCCTTGTAATCGGTGATTTCGCAGAATCTACTCTGCAATTCCCTGTTCTTTAGCAACTTACCATCATGATTGCCCTTGATTAGATGTATATTTCCATTCAAATTGTTAAAAATTTCAATAGTTTTTGTTGTGTTGTACCACGAAATATCTCCAAGCAAGTACACATCATCATCAATTCCGACTGTATTATTCCAATTTTTAATAATCATTTCGTCATTCTCTTCAATTGATTTAAAAGGTCTGTTGTCAAATGCCATACAATTTTTATGTCCAAAATGCAAATCTGATATAAAATAATTCATCTTTTTACCTCGCTTTATCACATTCGTTAAAATCTAAAAGCATCTTATACTTACATTCTCCAAATCTTTCTTTCCAACGCTGCTTTGCTTTATCAGTGTCCCAATTAAAGGGCATCATATGATAATTGATAAGGAAACATATATCTAAGATAACCTTATTAAACTCTTCCATTAAACTCTCTAAAACCAAATAGCAGCCGACAGATGGGTGGTCATAATAATGAGCTATACCATTTTCATCAATGGTCTGACAGTATAATTTACCATAATCATGAAAAACTGCTCCTATATTGTATTCAGCTTTATGTCCTTTTTCTGTAAATAAATCATATGTATTAAAGCAATGATTTTCTAAAGTCATAGTATGATGAGGATTCTTCTGGTCAAAATCTTTCATTTTAGCAATCAATTCACCTGTGGTCATTGCATTAGCATTATGAAATTTATGAATAATAATTTCATCAAAACCCTCTTCCTTAAACGGAATTTGAAAATTTCTAATCTGCTTGTCCAACACAAAGTCAGGTACAGGATGTTCTCTATGTAAATTATCTTCTTTACACTGTTCAAATGGCTTTGGAATAATTACACACACTTTTCTAATATTTAAACCATTTACTTTCGTCATAATTGCTCTGCGAGATTTCATAGTCAGGTTAGTTGCATCTGCAATTACATTCTTTTTATTTTCTAAATTCTTGCGAATTCTATCGTGAAAAATTTTGAACACTTCTTCATTATGTTCTTGGTCTTCGTAATTACCTGTCAATTCTTCACGAATTGCATCTGATGATACAATTATTGTGTTTGGATTCTCATTGGCAATCTGAGTGGCAATGGTTGACTTGCCACTACCACTCAAACCACACATGATATACAATGTAGGTTTATTCATTTAAAGTCTCCTCAAATAATTCTTCAGCTTCTTCCATATCAGGTACATCAGATGTATCTTTGGCGATTCCCTCAATTACCTTAAATTCAAACACCTTATCCTTATAAGCCGTGAATGTTGCTCTGTTATCAATACGAACAACTACACCTTCGGCAACATGTGTCTTGCCGATTTCATCTGCTGGCATACCATCAAGATATTTATTTACTCTTTCTTTCAAATCTTCTGGTGTAGTATAGATAAACTTCTCTAAATCAGGTACATGCTTAACACCTAACTTGTCACACCATACTTCTACAGTCTCCCAGGGTACTTCAACAACTGTTCCATCTGCTGTTGTCATTGTCATTCGATATACATACATCTCATTTTCACCTGGTTCACAACCATATGAGAATGTTGTAGTGTCGCCAAACTTCTTTGTAAATTCCTTTTCTTTAACACCTTTATTAGACACAGAACCCATAATAGGTGTTGTTTCATTTACATAACCAACAACTTCATAGAAAATTTCAGCCCCTTCAGGAAGCTTATCTTTTAATAAATCGTGGTACTTCTTTCTAAATCCATTATCAGAATAATATCCATCATTCTTTGTCATATCCTTTAACACAACTCTTCTGCTACCAGATACAACAGAAACTTCTCTTATTACCTTTGGCTTTATATGTAAAAACTTTCTCAGCTTACTATTCTTCTTTGTAACCTTAACAGTCTTCATAGTACGAGCCGATGTTCCGTGGAGCTTACGAGTAATATAAATTGTATCTCCTGGCTTAAATGCTGACATATTATATGCAAGCTGTGCTGTATCTTTATGCTCCTCAAAAAATGGATATGATACTGTTTCTTTCCGAAACTTATTTTTCTTATTTAAATTATTTCCATTACCTCTTGAACGATTCTTTCCTCTTGGAATATATTTATGACAAATCTCATGACTACCAAGAACTGTAATCTGATCGCCATCTTTTAATTTTGAAATATCTGTATACTTAGAAAGTGTTTCAATTGGTAATACAAGTCCTTCTGACTTCTCGCCTCTAAGTCTAATAGCAGTTACATTTCTCTTCTCAGCATCCATATAACCACCAATGTTGTTTCCATTCTCGTCTTTCTTTCTGACAAGGTTATTATCTGTTGCGTATTCGAGTGACAACTGACCGTCAGATGGGAAGAAAATTACTTTCTGTCCTTCCTGATAACTCAAATCTACAATTACATTCTGTCCAAATACTTCTACACACTGCAATCTATCAGCGTTACTATGTTTTCTTAATCCTTTTAACGTTGTAATATAAGCACAATACATAAGTTCTCTCTTACCTTAGTAAGTAGTGCGCACTTTATCTCATGAGAACTTTTTCTAATTTTTCCTTTCTTATTTAATCTTCTAATTTGTTACCTTTTGCTTCATTACAAAGCTTACACATTGTTTGATAGTTACTAATATCATCAATACCACCTTTTGAACGTGGTAAAATATGATCTTTTGTCATTAAAATTTCTTCACCATTATCATCAACTGCATATAAATTCAGATGATAAGTTTTTTGGTCTATAAATCTTTCTTTTGCAAAATATTTTCCTTCGATCCCACAAACTGCACATTTACAACCATTCGTAAAAAATGTCTGGTATCTTTGACTATTACCTTTAATCAAATCTCCATCAAAATCTACTTTTGCAAGTCTTTTATCTTTCTCAAATAAAACATCTTTAACCTTATCGTATACCTCTTCTATGGAGTACGTGGATTTTCTGATGAGATTGTCATGTTTTGGTTTAAACTCATGCAATCTAATATCTTTATTTGAAATAAAAATATTTTCTGCATTTTTCTTGCTTAATAAGTCAACCAAATCTCTTACTGTGTGAATTTTGTTGGTAATAGAAATAGTATTGCCATTCCATTTAATTCTTGTAATTTCTGTATCAAGAGTAGGCGACAACGGATTATCGTTCTTTGGAAATTCTGTATTTAAGAAATCCTCAATTGTCTTATATTTACTTTTCAATCCTTTTCCATTTATGGAATAATTAAATTTCAAACCCTTAAATTGCTGTTTCTTACTCATAAAACATATCTCCTTATAATTTATTGTCACCTATATATTCTCTTTTTATCATTCAAAAACTCCAAGGAAATGCTTCTTTCCTGATTATTATTCCATATCTATCTCGTATGTTCCATCTGTTGATATTGTCTCATTAGGAACAATAATTACATAATAATCTATGCTTTTTACATTGAGCCATTTTGTAAAGAATATCTTTTCTACAATTTCTGGTGTCTTATTCTCATGAACTTCAATGCAAGGTTTTTTATTATCGTCATAGTTTATGTAAGATTTATCTGCTGGAATATGCTCAATGGTTTCGCCTCTACCGGTTGTTCTTGAAAAGAAATAACTAATCTCTCCATCAATAGTTCCTCTTACATAAAATGCACCGCCATGAATTTCACCACTTGTTACTAAATTGTCTTTTAATGAATTAATATTAAATGTGTAATAAGATTCTACTTTAGGACAACATAGAACAACAATCGCAGATATTATGAAAACAAACATAAAATTAATTACATTAGATAAAATATTAATTGCGAACCACTGAAAAATATATTTTGGAACACTTTCATAATCGTGCTCATTATACTTCCTGCAAGAAAATGTACCATAATTCTTTCTACCATGTTCTATATTTTCTTTAACTTCTTTATTAGTTTTTTCAATATTTTTGATACTATCAATTAGCCAATCCTTTGCAAAAGTAGTATATAATGCTATTCCAATAGCTATTAAAATAAATAAAATCATATAATTATTCTCCTGTTTCTAATCGATCTTCATTCAACAAACCAAATTTTCGTAAATAATACTGTTTGGTTTTATCATCGACTCTACAATAAAAATTATGTCTTCCTGATTTCTGTAGAGATAATGTGTTTATATTAAATTCTGCATTCATAATAATCAGTAATTCGTTTAATGTAATATCATAGCAATGAAACGTTTCGCCTATTAAAAGCTTATAATATTTCTTCTCTAATTCTGTTATTTTTCTCACCTGCTTTCACAACCACAAGAAACGTGGTTTTCAATGGATTTTTTAACCTCTGAAAGCCTTGATTTTAGGGCATTTCAGCTTGTGTTCTGAACCGATAACAGAGATTACTTACAAATCCTTCAATCTCGTTATGAATATTTGCTGTATCATCTTCCATATACTCAACATACAAATAAGACAATGTATCTTCTTTATTCAGTAAGAACTCTTCAAAGTCATCTGATATAATATTCTCTGAAAAATAGTTAATAATTTCTTCTTTAATGCAATACTCATATGAATATTGTTTTAATAGTTTCTCACTTGATAAGTCAGAATTGGTGACTAAATCACCAATCCAACTATTCATCTCTTCATTTAATCTTTGCGTTAGTTTATCCATTTTAGTTTACTTTCACCTGTATAACCCTTTTCAAACTCGTACCACGCATAAGCGACCGCACTACCACCACCTGCTCTCATCTCATCAAAAAGAGCATTTTTTGCACATAAAATACGACTACTTGAAACATAAACGCATTTTGGTGGATACTTCTTAAATAATTCCTTACGAGCTTTTCCTTCAAGGAACTGAACTTTAAGAAACATAAATACTCTGCAACCATCAGGAATTAATGTCATTGCATGTTCAATAAATTCTTTTGCATATTTGTATGGGGGATTTGTTAAGATATCGCCATTCCAAGGCTGATTATATGTAAGAAAATCAATTCCACCTTCGCCATAACCTCTATCAATTAGATCGGTGGAACGAACTTCATAGCCGAAGCTCTTTAATCTTTCAGATAAATGTCCCTCGCCACAGGAACATTCCCAGATAGGTTTGTCAAATGTGACATTACCATCTTTCAATAAAACATCAATTGCAATAGGATCTGTCGCATAATAATCTTCATTCTGTCTTTCCTTATCAGTATGATTACTTGCACCTAAAGTCTTAAAAATACTATTCTTATTGCCTGTCCAATCTTTTTCTGTATTATTACTCAATTTTTGTTCACCATTAGTAGCTGCGCAGCTTTACTCACATGTGAACGTTTTTCCTTTCCTTAATTGTAATTACGTTATTATATTCTCTGTTATTTCTTTCTTATGTCCCATAAATAAGGACTGCTACATCCACAATTATGAATACCGTCTCCAAGAACACATCTTCTACAATCTTCGTATTCTTCATGTGTTCTACAATACTCTTTAACTGTATTTATAGCATTTATGATTTCTTCATTTATGGATTCTGGTTCAATATACTCTCTTTCTTCAATTCTCATAATCAATCACCTTTGTCCTAAATATTGTACAGTTTTCGTTACAAGCCAAGAAACCAAAATTTCATCTTACTTTTGCAAATTCTTTAATCTCTTATGACTTAAAACATTCAGTGTATCTTCAATACCTTCATAATAAGCAGACTTTAAATCTGGATTATCATAATTTCTTGCTTTACCAAAAACTTCTTTTATGTACTTTTCTTCATCTTTCTTATCTATGGACAATCGCTTAATTTTATAAAGACAGTCATAACATATATCTAACCCGTTAAATAGTTTATTCCAAATTCGACAACCATTCATATGACCTAAAAATCTAACTTCTCTTTTCAATGTGTTTCCACAAATATCACACACTCGATAGTTTACTTTTGACACTCAATCACCTACTCTTTCGCAAATCCAATACCGGTCACATTAAAACTTGTTACCTTATTATTTTCAACGCCAACAGTTTCCTCTGTGCCACCATGCCAAATGATACCTATACCTTGAATATGCATACCGTTTTCATCTTCAATTAATTCTGCCTCCTGACATACGCCAATAGGCAAGAACTTGCCTTTATCATTCGGTATCTCAATTGGTACATTCTTTACATTTTTGTAAGCATTTTTGATTGCATCTTTTGAATATATGACACCATTCAAATCAGGTTTATCTACTGGAATTGGTATTTTGAATATTACTTCTATGTTCTCTGATCTCATAATTCACCTCCTAAAAAGCCAAAGAAATATCGCTTTCAATTTAACACTATATATAGTGGTTATCTATCCTTGTTCGCTACTATATACAGTAGTATTTTTCATCTTAATTCTATATCTTGGCGTGTTTCACCGTCTGAATAGTAAATATTCCAATCCTTGAATAATTCGACCAGCTTTTTATTATCCCAATCGCATTCATTACAATGCGTGAGTGCTAATGACTTCTGATTTCCTAAATCTCCAACATCATTTGAACATCTACTATATAATTCTCCTAAATCGAGTGTCCCATATCTCAAAGTGTCCTGGAATGGATTTGGAACATTAGTATGGTCATACATATATTCGTTAATCAGACTCTTAGAACACTCAGATGGAAACTTACCTACACCATGTCTTGTCAAATATGTACGAGATACATAACAAGTCTCAATATTTATCTCATCATTCCATTCAACATTTTCAATTATTTTCTTGGGATTTTTAATACCTGTATTAGATGGTGTTAGATGTGGGAAATACTCTGTGTTACTCTGATCAAGTAAAAGACCTTGTGCTGCTTCAAAAACAATATTATCAAACTGATTCAAAAAATAATTATCTATGATTGTCAAGGAATGACTATTCATAAAATCCCAATCATCCAAGAAATGTTCAAATATTCCATTGTCCATAAATATCCTTATCCATTCACTAGACAATATAATATTCTCTCTTTTGAACAAATCTACATAATAATCTCTGATATTATAGTCCATATCGGTAACGCCAGCTTTATATCTTTTGATTGTTTCAAAGATACCTAATCCACAGCTACCATGTTTATTCTTACCACGACTTTCCTCAATAATCTGATTTGCCATCATATCAAATGGTGTAGTTACCATACAGTTCTGATTGATATATATATTTGGAACATAGTTCAACTTCATTAACTCATCATATTCTTGCTTAAAAATTATTGGATTTACTATGAAGTCCTCAGATAAATATGTACTTACTCTATTGAATGTTCCAGATCCAAAATGATGAAAGACATGTCGGATTGCATCTGGCGTTGTTACTGTGTGTCCTCTCTGAGCACCACCATTTGAACAAACAACAATACTATTTGGTTTCTGTGAAAAATAATCTGTCATTAAACCTTTTCCTTCATCTCCAAAATTTGCTCCACATACAATCCTAATATCTTTCATCTTTTCAAATCTCCTATCTTACCAAGTAATTCCTTCTGAATTTGAAGGTGATGTAACTGTATCTACTACATTATTCTCTGCTTCATTGATGATAATATCTACAATCTCATTTGTAATACTATCCATAGTAACCTTTCTGAAATGAGTATCATCGAGATACTTTTTATAAGACTTCTCAATCTCGGCTTCATCCCATCTGCGACCATGATTTACATCTAAGTGATAAATATTAAACTTTTCAGAAGCTTCCTCGTATAAATCCTTTGTCTCAACATCAGACTGAAGATTATCGCCTGTAACTTCTGATAATCCATGACCTCTATCCTTATATGGAAGATATGGATTAAGCTGCTCATCACCCATAGTAATGATAATTCCCTTTCTTCCACGCTTTAAGCAGTCAAGTTTTGTGTGACGAGAACCAAAGTACCAAGCTGCTGTGTATGATTCGTAGCTGTTACCACCGCCACCAAACTCAAAGTAAATCTTATCAAGCTGTTCAGCAATACGGATATCTGACTCAAACTGTGAAGCCTGAATTGGGCAACTATCACAAGCTAAATCACCAATTCCCATAACAAGGAACTCAACATCTGTAACCTTTTCATACAGCTTTGTCATAATTACATTAAGCTTCTTTGCAACTTCAACGGCAGCCTGTCCCATTGAACCAGTTACATCAAGTGCAAGAATGACAGGAATTGTATTTGGATGTTCCTCTGTATCACAACATTCTCTCATCGCATTCTTAGGATTAAGTGCAGAATCAATTGTTCTTGCCTTGAACATATCCTGATTAGAATAAGATCCACCGATAGAACCATCTAATGATACGCTCATTCCCTTTGTTGCTGAATAACTTACATAACTATCTCTTGTCCATGAACCACATCCCATATTATGCTTCCTCCTCTTCTACATCTGTGTCATCATCATTGTCACTCATATCAAAATCAAACATTCCATCGAACATATCACCCATATTACCGCCCATCAGCATAAGTGGTAACATTGAACTCATGCCGTTATTGCCATTCATCATACCGTTGGAATTATTATCACCCTTCATCATCTGAGAAAGCATCATATACTTAAAAATATTACCTGTACCCTTCTTGCCCTTGATTAAATCACTGCCAAACATTGATACGATCTTACCATAGAAGTATGTATTACCCATAAATACATGTCTCTCAGGAAGTACAGTCTCGATTGTTGAATCCTCATAATTGATAACTGTAATCTTTGTCTTATCAGCTTCGATTACGCATCTTGGCTTGCCGTTAATAAGAATAATGTCACCCTTTTCAACCTTATTTGTTGGAATTACGAAAAAGAACTCCTCGCCAATATCAAATACAAAGTTACTACAATTTGTAAGCTTTCCAGTCTTGATGTTATATGTTTTATATCCACTTGCTGTCTTAACTGCAATACCACCATTCATGGAAAGTCTACACATTCCACTTCCTACCTTACCAAACATACCATTTAAAAAATTGTTCATCATTTTAATTTCCTCCTATTGATTTTTTTTATTACTGCTTACATATACTTATTCTCTCTTTTATGAGAAGAAATGTCGGATTCATTGGTCGTTAAATTTGACCATTTGTTACCATAAGTAACTGGTTAAGAACCGTAACCTCTATCCCATTGTTATATAACGTTTGGGACTACATTCTACTTAATTATTCTCCACTCAAAATCTCTTTAGGACAATAAATAATCTTCTTACCAGCTTTCTGAGCTTTACGAATGGTTGACCATACGCCACCTGATTTATTACCATCCCAAATTGCAAGCAAAACATCACAATGGTCAACCATATACTGATCTCTTACATTGTCACAACCTTTGTAAAATTCGTCAGCTAATTCAATCCATTCGTCTGCTTCGTTTTTGAGCTTGTTATAATATTTATTTGATGAATTATAATCCTTACAAGGTAAAATACAGTGTAATTTTAAATCTCTACTCTTTTCAAATTCTTCAGAGATACTTCTATAACTCTCTTTGATAACACAAGCATTTAAACCAATTAAAATATCTGAACCATTAGCCATTCCGCAATAAATATCAGAAACATCTAAAATCTGATTAAAAATCCAATGACCTATTTTTGCCCATTTAATATCCAATTCATCTTCTGGTAATCCTAATCTCTGAGGTCTATGACCTGTTAATGCTACTCTCATATTTTCTCCTTCTTAACTCTTGATGTATTTAATCGTCTCCATATCACCTTCGACATATGGCTCTGAATTAGGATATAATGCTTTAGCTTTCCAATACTCAGCTCGTTTGTACTCTAATTCTGTATGTTTTTCTTGTTCTTCAAGAAGTTTCTGATATCCTTTTATATGTTTCAATGTTGCCTTGTAATAGCTGTATACTTCATCATATTCTTTCTTTTTAACATAACCAAACATGACTTTCACCTCCACTTATGTATTCTTTACTTAATTTTCACAACCCAATGAAAGACAGGTTTCTTGTTAAATTTTATGTCTTTTCTCATAACAACATTTTGCTTTTTCGAGCATATCTGGACTATAGTAAATTCCATTTTCGTTATAGTCTTTGATTATAGTTTTTGCATAGGATATGCCTTGCTCATCCCAATCGGTAACATTCATATTCCCTGCTAAGTAATTACCACACTCACACTTATAATGCTGAATAACTCTACCATAACCATCTCTCATGTTAATTATTGTTTGTTCTGTTTTATATGGATTGTTAGGCAATAACTGTTCTTTGTTACATTTTGGACAATAAAATAATGTCATACTGTTATTCTCCTTCAAAATATTCACAATTTTCCAAGCTATTATCATTCACAGTTGCCAATAATGCTCTACCAAGGGTATTATCAGTTCCAACACCAAGATAAATCTCGTCTACAATTCTCTTGTAAGAAGCGTACCAACCACAATCATCTTTACAATTACATTTTTCACAAATCATAGTATTATTCTCCTAATTAATTTCTTCAAACGCAACACTATTAAATTCCACATCTGGAAACTCTTTTATATATACAATTGTGTGCCAAGAATGAACTACAATATCTTCCAATGTATATTCTTTACCAACTTCCAATAAGTGATGATTTTCACCGCCACCACCCCATACGTCATCATCATTTCTAACACATTTTATTTTTCTTCGTTTTGTATTATAAATATCCATTTAATTTCCACTCCTCTTCCAAACGCCTATATATTCCTGTGACTCCTGTTTGAATCTTTTTAACATATCAATTAATACATCTACTTCTGTCAAATCATCAAAAACAATCTCGACTGGATCTTTTTCTTTTAAATCCAATCTTTCTGCGTAAGGAAATGGTTTGATAAAACATTCAAATTTAATATCTCTGCCCTTATGTCTGAGTGTGATTTTATTAACATTTTCTTTGTCACCAATCCTCAATATTTTGCCTCCTTGTGAAATGCGAGTTTCAAGTCCACTCTTCCAATTTATATTCCTTACCATTCACTGACTCAATAGCAGCTTCTTTTGAAAAGAATACAGTTTTGCCAATACTGTTTTTCGTAAAAGTTCCACAATAACAATATCTACCTCTCACAGAAAACGTATACCTTGCTCTAATCTGTTTCTTATGTACATGACATTCTTTAATTGAATATATGTCGTGGTAATCTCTGCTAATAACCCATACTGTCTGTCCAATTTCTACATCTGGAATAGTATTCTTCTTGTACTCGTCAAATAACTCTCTTAAAGACATTTCGTGTTTATTCCAAACTCCATCATCAATATCAAATCCATTATCTGATAAAAACTGCAATAATTCGTCAATGTCTACCAACTGTTTATTTATTAATTTATCAGCCATTTATTCATCTCCTCACTGTACTATTCTCTTAATTCAAACAACTTCTCTACAGCTTTCACTCTTTTATTGTTATCAATAGTTCTCTTAACTTCCTGTTGCCAAATACATTCATATCCTGAAGGTGCTTCATGTTCACTAACAAGTACAATATTCTTCTCGCTCATCTTTTCAGCCCAATTCCAGAACCTGTCATAATCAAAATTCTTACTTGATCCATACTGCTTTGTGTTCTTGTATGGAATATCACAATAGAATAAACAGTCAATCCTATCAGAATATAACTCTTCATAGTCTCCGCATTGAAACTGAATATCCTGCAATTGTGGAATCTGTTCTAATAAATTTCTCTTAGCTTCATCGTAGTAATTTCTTTCAGTACCAGCTTTTGTATGAACAATACCTGCATATCCACCGTCAAAGAAGCGTCCATTATAACTTGCAAGAAAGCCAACTGCTCCAATATACCAATCAGGATATGTATTTAAATCTTTATTGAAACACTCTCTTACTTCTGAGTAATGTTCTTTTGTAATAAAGTCAGGGAGATTTTGTATCTGATTTAGATTCTTGAACATCTCTATAAGATATTTATGATTATCTGATGCGATTTTTGTGTCGCACTGAACTTTGTCGATTACATTACAGCCACCGCAAAATGGCTCTATGTATGTTTTGATATTATAATCTCGTAATCGCTCTTGTATAATTGGTAAAATATTATCAACTATACGTGATTTAGATCCCATATATTTCATTTAATCTACTCAGAGCGATATATCTTTAAGGCTGCCACTCACTCCTTTCGTATAATATTCTTTTATCTTAAACCTTCCAAAGAAAGATTTCTTTCAATGTATTATTCTCCGTCATACAATTTAACTGTTCCATCTGAATTATAGATAGGTGTAATTCCAAATCTATAACCTGATTTTCTTACAAAATACATAACTTTAGTATTCTTATCGTAGAGAACTTCAGTGCGTTCATCATCTTTATAATCACCTGTATATATTGTTACTAAGTCTATATATTTATTTCCAAGATCACTATTTTCAGACTCAATATCACCTTTTGTACATCCAGTCATTCCAAAACACAATGTTAATCCTAATGCAACTGCTAAAATTTTCTTCTTCATATGATTTATTCTCCTAACTCTATTACAATATTTAATTCATGAAATCCATCATGTGCTTTAACTGGAAACGCAAGTTTATAATGGTTGTTTAAATATTCACTAATAAGTTCTTTGGGAATAACTGATTGGATGTTTAGAAAATCTTTATTTAAAACATCTGTTTTCATCTTTTCAATGTCATCTCCATAAAATCCAAGAGCTTCTCCACATCCAAGACACCATAACCCAAATCCATTATCTGCGTCATATACGATTAGATAGGCATTTGTTTGATTTCGCGGTTTGTTTTCACAAAGAATTACATCCCCTGTTCTTAACTTATACAACATATTTTTTCTTCCCTCCATTTTACAAAGAAATCTATGTTTCTTGGCAAAAATATTACTATATATAGTGCCTATATTTTCTATAAGTGCTATATATAGTATCTCATTTACGCCTGATACACAAAACTTGGCATTGGCTGTAATTTAAACAGATTTTTTTCATGCATTGAATCAATCTTAGTTTTTACTTCCTCACTTGGCTCAATTCCATCTCTGATATATGCATCTAATTCAGCATAAGTAAATCCAAGGTTGTCTTCATCCGTCTTTCCACAAAGACCATCAGTAGGTGTCTTATCAACTAATTCTGATGGAAGCCCTAATTCACGACCAATAGCTTTAACCTCTGTTACTGTAAGATTTTCTAGTGGACTAAAATCACCAGCAGCATCGCCAAACTTGCTACAATATCCAACCCAATTTTCGGAAAGATTACACGTATTCGCAACACGACCATTTACTGACTGAGAGATAGCGTATAATGTAGCCATGCGAATACGAGCAGGAAGATTTGTTGTGGTCTGATCGCTAATTTTAACACCAACTGGAAATTGACTTCTGATTTCACCAACAGCATCTCCAATGTTCATTGTATAACCTCTAATTCCGAGATGATTGATAAGCATATTAGAATAATCAATATCTTTCTGTTCTCCACAAGGCATCTTTACACCAATAACTCTATCCTTACCAAAAGCTTCCACAAGCAATGCTGCAACAACAGATGAATCTTTACCGCCTGACACCCCTACTATAAAATTGCATCCCTTGCCATTATTTTCTTCCCATTCTCTTAACCACTCTACGATTTCATTTTTTATTTTCTTAGCATCAAACATTTATATATTCTCCTTCCTACATTCGATTCATCACATCATAGAACCGAATTAAATACTCATATACATTTCTAGGGACTAATTCTTTTACCTTTTTAAATTCACCCTTTTCACATAAATCTCTAACCAAACTTGAAGAAGTATGATTTTCTGGTATCTGAATTTCTGTGAAGTGATCTTTATATTCCATAAGATTTGCTTCTCTTAAAGCAGTCTCAAGATTCTGACCTTCTCTCACACATGCTACAAAATTATATTCCTCAACAAACGGTTTCCAATTATACCAAGTTGTAAGTGTTTCAATATTATCCATTCCTAAACAAATATAGTATTCGTTGAAGATATAATCTTTTTCATTCATATCTCTTATCTGAGAAATAGTATTGTATGTCCTCTGTGGAAAGAAGCTAGTTGTTTCAATTTCGGATGCCCACATATTATTTTCATCACAATTTGGCATTGAATTAATCAGCGATACTCGACAATATCCAGGTATCAAAGTCTTTTTCTTCGCAACATATGTATCATGTGCAGGAATAAACAATATAGCATCGGCATTAACCGCTTTTTTAGCAGTCAATGCCATATCAACATGAGCGTTAGTAATTGGATTAAAACTTCCTGGTATAAGTAAAATTTTATTCATGATTCATTCTCCAATTAATACATCTCTTTAAATAATCAACATAATCAGGGTTTTTACACATACCTTTACCTTCTACATCAGACACTTTTGCAACATCCATACCGTTACATTTAGTGGTTTTCATTACAATATTTAAAGCAGGAACATCTGTGTCATTACTCAAATAAGTACCAATTCCAAATGCAACGTTTACTCTATCATGGAAGTGTCTGAATAACTTATCAGCTCTTTCAAAATCAAGACTGTCACTAAACAGAAGTGTCTTTGTCTTAGGATTGATACCAAGTGACTCATAATGATTAATCATCTTTTCACCCCATTCAATCGGATCGCCACTATCATGTCTTACACCACTGAATAATGTTGCATATGTCAACTGAAAATCTTTCAAGAAACAATCAGTTGTAATTGTATCTGTGAGCGCAATACCATTTAACACACCATACTCTCTAACCCATGCGTCTAGGGCATACCAGTTTGAATATGCAGGATTGTGTTTATGATTACCTTGTCCTGTACACATGATCCATTCATGAGCCATTGTTCCAACAGGTGTAAGATTATATTTCTTTGCAAGATATACATTGGAAGTACCAACAAACTTAGATGGACTATGCAATGTATCATTCAAATGTGAAAACTTCTCAACAGCTAACTCCTGTGCTTCAGCAGATAGTCTTCTTCTAAGACCAAATTCAGAAAATGTACCAGCATACCAATGACCGCTTCTAAGATTTTCATACTTTTCATCTAATCTCTTTTCGAAACTATTAAGCAATTCCTCATAGTTATATGCCATTCTGAAATATACTTCGTTTACAATTGCAAGTGTAGGAATCTCATACATAGAGGTATTAAGCCATGTACCAAATGTTTCGATAGAAAGACCACAATCTGAATCTGTTGTAATTTCAAAATCCTCATATCTTGGCTGCCACAATCTCAGAAAATCAACATACGAACCTTTCATCCATTTGATATTATCAATATAAGTAAGTTCATCTTCTGTAAATCTCAAGCCACAATATAACTTAATCTGTCTACGGATCTCTTCTACCATTTCTGGTGTAAAATGAACATCCTTATTACGACACTTAAAGCTCCAAGTGGTTTTATAATCACTAAACTGATGATAAATAGCCTGTCCCATTGACAATTTGTAGGCATCTGTCTCCAATAAACTTGTAATAATCTGTTCCATATTATTTTCCTTCTTTCTTGATTTGATTAAATATTGTTCTAATATCATATTCTCTGTTTTCGTACTCATAAAACAGATTAATATACTTATCAATAAAAGCTATGTCATTTGGATGCATTGCAATTGGCTTACTTTTCTTAGATTTCCACCATTTTAATTCCTTCTCAAAATTAAATGATTTACCATGATATGCTCTACCTGCTCCAAGATAATCACAAAGCATTTCTTTTTTATACTTCATTGGCATTTCAATAGGATTTCCACCATTATCAAAATTGTCTTCCCAATACTCGTAGTGGTGCTTGTTTCTTCCCTTATGGTGCATCCAAGCAGCCGACCAACCATTCTCTTTCTTACAAGCGTCTATTGGACTTGAAGTACCTTGATAATACTTAACACTCTCCCAAAATTCCGTTGGAGAAAATTTAGATAAATCATGTACTAACCCTTGAAATGGAATTCCCGCTTTACAGCAATAGTAGAACACCCAACGTTTATGAGTACAGACTTTCTTAAAATGTCTGAAAGTATTAATGATATAATTCTTACACTTCATTATTCTCTCCAATCACTTCGATCTGACACATCTTCATAGTTACTAATGCAGCCTTGTGGGTATCAGGTGTGACACCTGCACAACAACTTGCATCTACTGTAATATCAATCTCAGGATAATTTGCTCTGATAATAAGTGCATTTGAAACCACACAGATATCTGTGCATAATCCGCAAATCTCAACGCTTTCAAATCCAAAATCCTTCCAGTTTAACCAACCAAATGTAGGCTTATCAATCAGAATATCATTCTCAATATCAAAATCTAGCTCATCGGAAATCTGCCAACCAATAGTATTCTTTACACAGTGAGTAACAGGAAGATGCTTACCTTCATATGTTTCTAAGTAATTCTCAGAATGTGTATCTCTTGTAAAAATTACCTGCTTACCTGCATCCTTATATTCCTTAATTTTCTTTGCTACATTTGATACAATCGCCTGTGCTTCCTTTGTACCAAGTGTTCCATCAATAAAATCATTCTGCATGTCTACAACAATTAATGTTTCTCTCATTTTGTTACCTCTCTTCTTTGTTTTTATATGTATTTATTCTCTGAAACTTCAGAAGAAATGTGCGTTTCATTTCAACGTAAAATATATACCATATATAGTATATATTGCTTATTTTTAATACTATATATGGTGTATTGATAGAGTCAGTAGGCTATGACACCTACCAACTCTTGAATTATTTATTCTTCTTACGTTTTCCTACAATAAAACCTGCTCCAAAGCATACACCGAGACAGATTACGAAAACTCCAATGTTTAATACAATCATTACTTGTTACCTCTCTGTCTCTTCATATCATCAAGGATCTGACGAGCATTGCGCTCTCTTTCAGAATTAGCAAGTCTTCTCTCATTAGCCTGTGCGCTAGAATCATATGCAATTCTACTTCCTTCTGCACGTTCTCTTGTCTTTCTTGCTCCTTCACGAACTCTTTCAAGCATTCTATCGCTCTCATTATTCGTATTAAGACTATCCATACTCTGATGAAGTTCGATAATCTGACTATCAGCTTCCATCTGAAAAAGAACCTGTTCCTTTTCCTCTTTAAGTTTCTGCAATTCTTCGGCTGCCTGATCACGAATGTCTTTCTGGTGAGTCTGTGCTTCTTTCATCTCTTCGATTGTATCTTTTAATACATTAATCTTATTCTCCAAAGTAGACTTCTTCATTGCATACTGCATTGCTTCATTTTCTTTATTTTCATCAAGACAAGCGTTAATCTGCTGTGTAACACGCATAATATCTTTATTTGCCTGATATAAATCTTTTTCTGCTGTATCACGCTTTCCTGAAATTTCAGCATATGTAGCAGATGCCTTGTTATAAAAATCTTCCTTTTCTCTAATGGCTGCGTTGTAATAATCTCTAGCACCTTCTGGTGTCTGTGCATCCTGACGCATTACTTCATCCGTTCTTCCTCTAAACTTTACTCGAAGCTGTTTACCAAAAGGAGTAAAGAAAAGAATCAGTGCAATTAATACAATCGCCACAATTATAATAAACATAAAATTTGTCATACAATCCTCCTACTCTGCATCAATTCCATACTGATTACATAATGCCTTTAATCCACCGTTATAGCCACTTCCTACAGCCTTAAACTTCCATTCGCCATTATGTTTATAAATTTCAGCTACGACTAACGCAGTCTCGGTAGAGAAGTCTTCACTTAAATCAAAACGAATAAGTTCCTCGCCTGTCTCTTCGTCTACTACACGCACATATGCGTTTCCAACCATACCGAAGTTCTGAAGTCTACTCTCAGCATCATAAATTGTGACCGTCACAGCAAGAGTCTCATAGTCTGATGGGATTTTATCAAGTTTAATCTTAATAACCTCATCATCTCCATCTCCCTCACCTGTACGGTTGTCTCCCATATGCTTTACACTCTTTGAACTATGTTCAAGATTACCATAGAAAATGAAATCCTCATCCTTACCAACCTTACCATTTTCTTTTGTCATAAACACAGAGGCATCGAGATCAAAATCTGCTTCTCCGTCATAATGATTAATATCCCATCCAAGTCCAACAAGAATGTTTTTTAATGACGGTCTACCCTTTGTTAAATCTACTCTCTGTCCTTTACTTAATGAAACTGACATAATTAAATCCTCCTACTTGTATCTTCTTGTTAATTCGCTAACACTTGAATCATTTGTTCCCTGACCAATAGCGTTAAATTTCCACTCTCCATCTTTCTTATAAACCTCTGCAAATACCATTGCTGTTTTGCCAGCATAATCATCTGAAAGATTGTATTTACAAATTTCCTTACCAGTTGACTCATCAACAAGTCTAATGTACGCATTCTTGATAAGTCCGAAATCCTGCTTTCTTGAAATACAATCATAGATATTTACTACAAATACAATCTTCTCAACCTTGTTTGTAATATTCGCAAGGTCAACTGTAATCTGTTCATCATCACCGTCTCCATCTCCTGTGAGGTTGTCGCCATGATGATACACACATCTGTCTTCTGCTGATCTGTCACCATAATAAACACATGTACGATACTTATCATCTTTTCCTAAAATAATTGCTGAAGCATCGCAATCAATGTTTGGCTTAGAACCAAATAATCCTTTCTTAGCAGCATCCCATCCAAGTCCTACCATAATCTTTGTAAGACCACCTGCTACTTCCTTAGATAAATTAATTTTCTGTCCTTTTACTAAATTTACTGACATATATATTCTCCTTCCATTTTATAAATCAAGACCAAAATTTCTACCAATAGCAGCTAAACCACCATTGTAACCTGAACCAACTGCATTAAACTTCCATTCACCGTTCTTACGATACAACTCACCTGCAATAACACCTGTCTCTAATGAGAAATCCTCATTAAGTTCATATTTGAAAAGTTCCTCATTTGTATCAGCGTTGTATGCTCTAATGTACGAATTATCAACCATTCCGAAATTCTGTAAACGATTTTCTGCATCATAAATTGTCGCTGAGAAGCTAATTTTTGTAATATTAGATGGAATCTTATTTAATTCAACAATCATTGTCTCGTCATCTCCATCACCTACACCTGTTCTATTATCGCCAGAATAAATCAATGCTCCACTTGGATGCTGTGGCTGACCATAAAATACAAAATCCTGTTCGCCTGTTACCTTTCCTGAATTATCAGTAAAAAATGCTGATACATCCAAATCGAAATCTGCATTACCATCGTATCTATTTGTATCCCATCCAAGACCAAATACGACTTTGTTTAAACCTGCATTGCCTTTTGTAAGGTCAATCTTCTGACCTTTAACTAAACTAATTGACATATTATTTGTCCTCCTTATTCTTGGGAAGGCTGTCAACCTTCCCTTTTAATAATTTAAAAGAAATTGGGAATGTGAATAACGTCAGAAAAATAAATGGAATAAAGCGTGTAATACATGCTACAACAACACTAATTGAAAAACATATAAGAGTAATACTCTCTACTTTTTTATAACTTTTATCTCTCCTTATCATGTTCTCATCTCCTCAATTACTTATTCTCTCTTTTCTTCTCAATAATCTTTCTAATAAGATCAATTGGAATAACCATAAACGCTAGAATTACAACTACTACCCAATGTTTGAAATCTAAAGCTGTAACCTTAATAAGATTTTCTGCAAAGTTGCAAAGAGCAAAAGTCATTACAAAAATTCCAATTGCAATGGCTGAGAACAGTTTGTTCTTCCCAATACCATTGAATAAATTAATGTGTTCTGTACGAATATTAAATCCATTAAATACTGCCATAAAGCATAACAATGCGAATCTCGCTGTCATAGCTTCTGTTTCAGATGCAAACATATTTGCAATAGGACTGAATGTAATAATTCCATAAAATGCAATAAATGCTACTGTACTGATTGCAATACGTTTCTTTGCACCTCTGATGAATAAACCAGAACCTTTCTTAATAGGTTTCTCAGTCATATATTCATCCTTTGGAGGTTCGCCACCAAATGATAATGAATTAAGAGAGTCCATAATGATATTTACAATCAGAATCTGAACCGATGCAAGTAATGCACCTGTTGCAATCATTGGATAGATAACACTGAGAATCAGAAGTGAAATATTGATAGGTAACTGGAATTCAAGGAACATCATAATATTATGCATAAATGTTCTTCCAAGTTCTACCGCCTTTACAACACTTGCAAAGTTATCATCTGTTAATACAATATCTGATGCTTCTTTTGCAACATCTGATCCACCTTGCATACCAAAACCAACATCAGCTCTCTTTAAAGCAGGACTATCATTTACACCATCACCTGTCATTGCAACTGACTTTCCAATTTCTTGTGCTAATGTGACAAGTCTGAGTTTTGTGTTTGGTGAGCATCTTGAAATAACTCTCAATCGAGGAATTATACTCTTTACTTCATCATCTGACATCGCTTCAAATTCATCATTTGTAAGTGCCAAATCTCCATCTTTGTAAATTCCACACTCTGTAGCAACTGCAACTGCTGTCTCAATACAATCGCCTGTAATTTCAATAACTTGAATACCAGCCTTATGTGCTGTTTTTACTGCACTTGGTACTTCATCTCTTACAGGATCTACAACACCAATAATTCCAAGGAATGTCATGTCATTTGGTATTTCATTCTCTACTAAATCACCATCTACCATTGTAACTGCAATGCATCTCATCGCATTACTTGTCATTGCTGTAATTGCATTATTTAATGTGTCATTGTCGTTATTCTCTATAATTTCACCACTTGAGTCCATTACTTTTGTGCAATGCTCAATCAGTTTCTCAGGTGCGCCCTTATAGTATGTAATTCCATCCTTTGTCGTAAAAGCTGAATACTTATTACTACTATTAAATACCTGCTTTAACTTAACTGGATATTTTTTCTGAATGTCAGCATATGTTTCAGGATTTACAAGGCTAAGAACTGCTCTATCAATTGAATTACCACCTGTAATATTGTTTTCTGAATCAAATGTTGCACTATTATTTAAAGAAATGTTTGCCTTGATATTATTCCAAAGAACTGAATCCTTATTTACTTCATTACCAAAGCCATCAATAATCTTCTTTGGAGTCATGATACCTGTCGTAAGAGTACCTGTCTTATCAGTACAGATAATATCAACATATGCTAACTCTGGAATTTTACCAGGATTCTTAGCAAGAATATTGAATTTCTCCATTGTCTTTACATTCTGTTTTGTTACAAGTTTTACAATAAGAGGCAATCCTTCGGGAACAGCAGCTACAATAATTGTTAATGCTACTGAGAAGTTCTGTGCGATTTTCTGAATAATATTCAGAACGCCACCGCTAAAATATTTTCCAAATCCAACCTGTACAATTCCTGAAATTGTAAGCACCGCAAATGTAATAACGGCTGCGATTGTTCCCCACTTAGAAATAAAGTCGCTCAGATTATCAAGTGCAATATCAAGTGCTGTCTTTGGTGCTTCAAGTGTTTGCATTTTAACAAGCGTATCGCCATTTACTGTATTCACACCTACATCAGTAACAATCATTTTTCCTTCGCCTGACATTACTGTTGTGCCAGCAAATAAGCAATTCTGATTCGTATAAGCATCTGTTGAAGTAGTTTTCTTATAAACGTATCCTTCAATTGGTGTTTTCTTACACTCTTTTGTTTCTCCATTAATAGCTGCATTGTTTACAGAAATCTTACCTTCAATGAGATATCCATCTGCAAAAATCTCTTGTCCCATTCCTACACAAACAAGATCACCAACTACCAATTCATCCTTATTAATTGTTTGAACTTTGCCATCACGAATTACGTCACAATACCTGACTGATGTTTTGGCTCTCAACTCTGCTGCTGATTTTTGAACACCAAGTCCAGTCTTAACAGCAATACATGTTACAATTGCTAATACAACAAGAATCATAATTGGATCTGATAAATCCATTACTCCCATGACTCCAAGGAACAACTGCAATACTGCAATTGCAATAAGAATCATTGTGATTTTCTCACTTAATGCCTCCTTTGCGAAGTCATACCACTTGTCCAACTTTGGTTCAGGAAGCTTATTACTTCCATGAAGCTCTCTACTTTTGAGAACTTCTTTACTACTCAATCCATTCATCTGTTTTATTCTCCTTTTCTATATTTTTTATATATGAATGTTAATTGGTTACATATCTATATTCTCTTTTTAATTTGGGAATTTTATTGAGCTGAATCGCTCAGAAATTTTTTACAATGAAACGAAGTTTTACTGTGGTTTCTGTTCTTCGTCTATAAAATATGTATTTCCATATTCATTGACTTTCTCGGTCAAATTCATTCTTGCGTAATCAAGAACGTCTGATGCGAAATTTGCCATACACGGATAACATAGATAATGTTTAGTTTTTCCTACATTCATTTCTACTAATCCAACTTCTATTCTTCCGCAAATCTCACATGACTTATTTCTAATCCATTGACTCATGGTTTAATCTCCTCTTCTATCCAAAATTTTCTGAATGGTTTTCTTATCTTTCTCAGATAAACTATCCCAATCTAACTTAAAACTTTCACAATTTTTATGGCGATTCCAACCATCATCACAATCATAAGAATAACGGTACGCACAATAATCACATGTCATTTATATTTACCTCCAATCCAAAGAAATCGAACATTCTTGTCCTAGTAGATATGTTTATCAGTATCTATTTTTAAATCATCTACTTCTAGGTCTTCTACTAATGTTCTTCGTTTTACTATTCTTTTTCCTTTACAATAATTACATTTTTCTTCCCAATATTCATCTTCATTCCAAGTTATTCGTTTTGAATGCTCAATTTTTCCATTACCACCACATACAGGACAAATAATATTTTCAAATTTTTCTGACACTTCCATTTATCTCACCTCACAATCCAAAGAAAAGCACACACTCCTATAATCTCCTAATCGTTTCACAAGCGACCAATATTTCAAGTTCATCATCACAGTAAATACATCCATCAATTGCTCCAAATTGATTAAGAATATCCCAATCGAAGTATCCATTGTAATCACACATTGCAACAGAATAGTTCTTATTCGACTTAAATTCTTTTATGTGTTCTCCGTTTGGCTTATATGTATCAACACCATTATTTTCTACAATAGAAGCAACCCATCCATTCGGGAATACAATACTTCTATCACTTGTATGACGATGCTCTCTATAATCATTTATCACTTCTTTTAATCCGTATTTTTCTGAATATTCTTTTAACATTTCCATCTGTAAACCTCCTAATTTTCCAAAGAAAGAGAAATTTCTTATCTATTATTCTCCTAAATATTTCTTATCCAATCCAGCGCACAACATAATATTTTCTATTTGTTCTTTAGAATAATCATATTGTCCAGGATATTCATACTTTGCCACTTCATATGCTAGTGCTTCGATTACTTCCATGAATTCTGACTTACAAATTACTGCATCATCATATATTTTCATCGTTGAACGAAGTCCTCTTATTTTTTGTTCCATATAAACACCTTAAATTCCTTGTGAAATACTATTTGCATCTATAATACATGTTATAAACATACCATCCGTATCCGCATCAAATTCATTACATATAATCGACCATGCTTCATCGGAAAAATCTTCTTTATATAATTCGATTACTTTCTGATTCATATTATTGTCCTTTCATTTGAAACAAAACTTTTATTGTTTTTAAAGCAAACACACATAATCTTTATCTGGTTTATCATATGGATAATTATTATGTGTCCATGTTTTTATTTCGACTTTATCAATTCTCTCAAAATCATAATCTCTAACTTCCATATCTTTTGGAAATTTTCCTAATTCGTCAATTAGATCTTGAACTGTATCAATCATTAATCTTTATCCTCCAAAAGAAAACCACATTTTATTCTGGCAATTTATCTAATTTATTTTTCTTTAAATAGTCATAAATATTTTCGAAACAATATTTAGAATTTAATTGTGTATTAGTTCTTTTATCTAATTTATTTTTATAAATGTAACACTCGTCACATTCATGACTGTCACAATATGCAACCGCATATTCTTGTTTATTCATTTTTTATAAATTTCTCCCTTTCTTATTTATTTTTTATTCATATGACAGGAATCGAATCTGTATTTTCTTAACGCAAAGGGGATACTAAATAAAAGGTTATTAAGATGTGTTGCCATTACACTACATATGAATTAACAGCCCTAATCGGATTCGAACCGATAAATCTAGCAGTCAAAGTGCTATGCCTTAACCGTTTGGCGATAGAGCTTTATATTTAAACAGAAATTGTACTCGCAATTAGATTTTATTTAGAAATTAGGGGTATTTGTCAGAATAGACATATGTATGATAAATTTAGACACTTTCCAATTCCTGTTGTATACTTTATTATTCTCTTTAATTATTTGAATGACACTTCAATCGTCCCACCTACAAACCCTTCGAAAAATCTTGAACATTCTTCACATAAATCAATTGTAGGTGGCATAGTTATGTCTTGACCATAAACAATAGCTTCTATACTCACATAATTGTCTCTTGGATTTATGGTTTTATTACATCTATTACATTTTCTTACTAACATTATTATTTATTCCACCTGACTTTACTACTTCAATTGCTTTTATGTATGCTCTAAATTTGCCTTGACTTTCGCCGTCTGAATAGATTTGTTCCGCATCACCATAACCTTCTTCATCACATTCATCTTCCCTATTCTGCTCAGTTTCTTTCAGCCTTTCTAACCCTTTAATTACCTTATCCACGTCATAAGCTGTTGGCTGTGCATCAATAAGCATTTTTCCTGCTTGTCTTGTATCTTCTGCAAACTTACTTGCTCCCACAAACACTTCATTAAAGTCTATTTTATCTGCGTCTATTAATCTCATCTCTTTTCTCCTATCATCCGAAACTCCATAAGGGATTTAAGACTGAATTGTATAAACTTTTTCTTACCACATCTGAGACAAGTAACTTCAATTTCTCCATCTCCACAAATTGAATTAATTTCATAAATATGTTTGCAAAGAAATTTAATCTTACGTTCATATTTCATTCGCTTTTTTATTTTAGAAAACAGAAAAATTAAAATTTCAACAATATGAATAAACATGGTTGCAATCCCTATTCCTACAAATACAGGAATTAATATGTGTAACATTTATAAATCACTCCAATCTAATATGTATTTTGTCCGCAATTTTTACAGTAGCCTGAATATTAAGCATTTACATCTTGGACAAAAATATTTTCCTTCAATAACTGTTCTTGAAATTTTTTCCTGCTTTTCAAGGGCTGAGATTGCCATATCTAATGCTTGGTTCATATAGTTATATGGCTGAATAGTAAATCTGCTTTCTTTTAAACGTTTGATTGCTTCTTTGCTAGTCATTATAATAAATTCCTCCTTTTTCAAATCTGAAATCTACTCCAGTTTCTGTTTTAGGTTTTTGTCGTTGTGCCATAATGAAGCTATCATCAAAGTAATCATCTTCCTCCTCGTCAAAAAATACCAAAGTATCTAAATAATCATCAATCTGGTCATCAAGTACGCTCATTTCTTATCCTCCTTAATTCAACACTAATGTTACATCATCTAATAGATGTACAAGATTATCTTTGAAATAGAATAATTCTCCAGCACAAAAAGAATTAATATTTACAGCATTATATGTCATATAAGACGCTGGGCTCTTGCTATCATTAATTTCTTTCGTTTTTAGATAATAATTGCCTTCGTATTCAAATACATCTCCGACTACTAGTTCTTCGAATTTTCTCAAATTACTTCTGTTATCTTCAATCTTCATCTTTCCATCTCCTTTTGTTAA